AGGAGTTCAACTCCTATGGGGTATTCTTTTGTTAATTGTTTCCTTTAGGAATCTTAGCAAAATTCATACTAGTATTGCTTGTAAACTTTTCACCATAATTGGTATAAACTTCTACTTTAGATAATAATAAATATTCACCAGTGTCATCTTTATGATCATCTTTATTATTAATAATATATTTCATATTAATATTGAATAAAGAATTATCCAACTGTTGTTTATTTATAGTTAAATAAGTAGATTGTAATTCTAATGCGTGCTTAAAGTTCTTGATTAAGCCCATATTATCATTAGGAATTCTTATTAATTTGCGTTTTCCTAAGTCCTCTGCTACATTGACCAGATCTAATGCTACATCGACCATAGATTCGCCATTTGATCCCATCTTAGATAAATCACTAAAACTATTTATTGTAGTTGCACCACTTTGATATAATGAACTTAAGCTACTTTGTAGTGCACCATAAGATTCTACTACTTTATTAGCAGCTTGCTTAGCATCATTTACTGCAGTCTTAGTTGTATCTTGTAAAGATTTTACATAAGTATTTGCGCCTTCAAGAATTTGTTTAGAAAAGTCTTTAGGGATAGTTTGAGCAGAAGTCTTGATCATGGTAGATAAAGATTTACCTACATTACTATTTACTTTCAAGCTATTATCCATAACTTCAGTAAAATTGCCAATAGTTTTAGCTTTATCTGTACTAAAATCTAAATTCTCTTTTAATTCTTTAAAATGAGATTTTAAAGATCTTAGATCTAGATCAAAAGTTCTTTTAATTTCATGAGTAAATTCATCATACTCTAAAACAAAAGTCATTGTATCTGGAGCGTCTTTTAAAGTATCTACAAGGAATTTATTATTTCCTATATATTTACCATACTCTTCATTGAACTTAACCATACTCTTAGTATGATGCTCACGAGATTCATCTTTTTTAGGTTGAATATTTTTAACTTGATCTAGCATCTCAGATGTATTATCTGTAAAGTTAATTGGATCGATTGCCCCAACTAAAGATTTAAAGTTTTCTAAATGATAGATTTGTCCAGTATACTTTTGTTTAAACTTATTAAAAGTATCTTCAGATCCTTCTACCGTAGTTCTACTAATAGTACTCATATCCATACTATTAGTTATTAACCCTCTGAGGAAATTCTTAATATTAAGATTACTATCAACTACAGTCTTACCATCGGCTCCACCTAAGATTCTTTTTTTACCTTCACCAATAACTTCTTCTGGCAAGGATCTTAGTAAAGTTTCAGCTTGAGACGCTACACTATCAACTGTAGATTTAACTGATGTAGCCTGTTCTACTATTTGATTAAAGTGCTCTTTAATATCATAGGTAGTTCTATGGATATTCTTGACGATATTACGAACCCCGGCAGTTGTCTTCTTAATATTGTCAATGGTATTCATAATATTTTGATAAGTGCCTAGTATGCCACCGAATCCTTTAGATTTACTCATGTAATCTTGTTGGATAGTTTTAGAGGCATCTATTACAGCAGTGAAGCCATTTAGTTCTTTATTAAGTACATTATCTTTGCCATACTTAATATCAGTTGTTGGAACGTCAATTATATAAGATTTAGATTCACCATCATCTTTAAATCCTTCTAGTAAAGATTCATTAGATCCTAACTCGGCTAAATTAAATTTAACTGTTTCATATTTATCTAGTGTTCTCAGAGTAGCCTTACCAGCCTTAGATACGAGATATGTATTCTCGAAATCCATGAAAAATCTATACCCTGTGTTGTAGAATACTCGCACAGTATTTAGATAGTCTAGAGTCTTAGAAATAGACTCTTTTGGAGGGATAATAAGCTGGCTAACTGTTTCCGTTTCAGTAAATGGTTCTACCAAAAGAGGAACTCCAATATTTAATAAATCTACAACTATATCTTGCATAGATGAATTATAGATAGTTGCATTATTTGGATGAAGATTAGAATCTACTAAAGATTTAGAAATGAGACCAATTTTAAGATATCTATATACGTCTTCTCTAGTGTCTTCTTTATCATCAGTTTTCATATAATCTAATGACTTACCCTTATTAGTATCATCATCAGTAAGATAACTGAATTCTTCAGTAAAGTATAATTCATTTACTGCAGATTCATTGTCTGCTTGAATTTTATATGCAGTTAAGATGAAAGTATTTTCTTCCATTTTAGTAATAATATCATCTGCTAAGTTTTTATCTAATACTAAATTCATAGTACAGATAGGCATATTATATTTATCATACTCTTTATATATAGTAAGAGATTTTATATTATTTTGATCTATCTGAGTGATTTTGCCATCAGACTTATTCTTATATTTTAGATCAAATGTATATTCATATTTAAGCTGAGCCATTTAATCACCTCAATAAATATCAGCATTTATAGTTATCTCAATGTTCAGATTAAGGACTTTTATTGTAATTTGAAAAAAACAAGTATATATTATATACGTGATAAGAGTATAATAATTTTAATTTATTTATTTTAGAAAGAGGTATTAAAATGGTAGATAAAATTACTTCTAAAAAAGTTTTATTAAGCCCAGAAGCATCAAAGTCATTCATTAGATATTGTTTAAAGGATTATAAAAATGCGTATAATAAAACAGATATAAAATCTGTAGAATGCATTTATTATCCTGATAATCCGCGAGAATATTTTAGTGTAAGTGATCTCCATAGTGATAATATTATTATCACTGAACCGGTAACGATAGATCATAAAATTATGATTTTTAAAGATAAAGAAATTGCATCACTTTGTAAGGTAATCCAATTCTTTATTACGATAAAGGATAGATATACGTTAAAAGTTATTGGGACAATATCTATTGATGAATGTTATACTAACACGCATACTAGTGATCTTTTTAATAAAATTTCTAATATAGCACTTACTGATGAGTATGCATTTAGTGGTCATAAATTTAACATAACTGGTGATGATTGTATTAGCATGAAAATTGATTACGATTCTAAGTATGACCTTAATAAAGGATGTACTGAATTAATTAAATTATTAGAGGATGCATTAGAAAATTACTATGCTTCTTTAAGAAAATTAGCAAAAGGAGAAAATTAAAATGGAAAACACAAAGGCGAAAGCAATATTAAGTCTATCAGGCTATGAGTTCAAAATCATTGAACTCTTAAAAAGAGCAATTAAAGATAATAAAATTAACGCAGAATTGGAAGATGGAAATGTTATTAAAGTATCAGTTAGAAAGGCTATTGACAGTGATCTAAATTTAAATAGTGTTACTATAAAATTCAATAAAACTGGGAAAGAGCAATTAAGATTTTTCCCACTTGGACAGATTGCCTATTTAAGTGATAGTTTAGAATTGCTTCAATGTAATTCTAATTCTGTTTATTTTACAATATCTGGTAAAATGGATGGAAAGGTTACATTAAACCGTCACATTGTTTTTGATATTAAAGTTAACGAATATAACTTAACTTTAGATGCCAATATTGTTCTATCTGAATATGCTGATAGAAAAATGGAATTCATAAAATTATTTAATAAAGTTAACAGTATCAGGATGCTAGATGGTACCGCATTTGATGATACTGGATTTGAATTTACAAATACATACGCTCGAATTAAACTACGAGATAGTGAGTTACCAAAATTCAATATCGCAAATAGTTATAAATACTATTTAGATAAGTTAAATTCGACTCTATATTGTTATTGCGAGTCGTTAAAGGATGAAATCAAAGGAGAAAATTAAAATGAATACTAATTTAATTTTAAAAAACAGCGGTAAAGAATTTGTTATTATCAATGAGCTAGTTAAAGAAATTAAATATTCTGATGGGGCATACATTAGTAAGTCTAGCCCATTAATATATCAAAATGGAGATAATTCTATTTCCGTCTATACAGATAACGAATACGGAGTATTTCTTGATGATAAAATTAATAATATTTTAAAAATAGTTGATATTTCTGAAACAAAGAATGAGACAGAATTAGACATAAGTGTTGGCATTGTAAGATTGTATAATACTTATGAATTTTCAGTACTTCTTGCAGGTGGTAATAAATATAAAATCAAAGGAAAATATAAGATTAAAGAATCTAAACCTATGAAAGACGTAGGACTTGATTATATTCGCGAGCTCTATGAAAAGATTGAAAGTATCAATCTCATAGACCATAATGTATTTAAAAGCGACCAATATTCATTTAGCGATTATAGATTTACTATTTTAGATGATAGCATCGGTGTTACAAATTTAAACAATTTTAAACCTATCATAAAAAGGTTTACTGATGTTATTAACGATTTCTATAAAGGGGGTATGACTAAAGTCAGCCCTAAAGATAGTGATAAATAAAAAATAAATATGCCCATGGAGTTAAACTCCATGGGCCATTTTATTATTATTTTTTTTATAAATAGCAACCGTTTTGAGCTGCAATTTCTTTAACACGATTGCGTAGCCAGTTGCCGCCAGTTGTATGAATACCATCAGTAGTACGGATATGGCATTCTGGAACTAAGATATCTAAGTCCCATTTTTCGCATACATCATCATATAGGTCTTGTCTAGCTAAACATCGTTCGCCATGAGTATAAACCTTATTTAAAGGAATACCCCAAGTAACGCAGCAAAGATAGATAGCATAAGCTAAAGCATCCAATTGTAGATAATTTACAGGTTCTGGTCCTTCTACGTAAGTAGAGTATCCAGTATATCCATCGCCAATAAGTTGACTATCTTTATTAGAGCATACTGCAATACCAAAATTACCAGTATTTTCCATATAACTATGAGCACCCTTTTCATCAAAATTTAACATTTGATGATATTGGGCACCGCCATCAATACAAAGATGATAATCATTAAATAATACTGTATTATCAACACCAGTCCAATGGGCAGTAATCATTCTATTACTATGACCTTGGGCTTTTACAACTTCAAATAGTTCTTCTTTAGTCAAAGACATTAGTTTGCCTCCTTTATGCTTAAATAAAAATTACTTACTTTATTGTAGCATCATAATCTATCTAAGTCAAGAGGGTTAGATCTAAAGTATTTTTCATTTAATAGTTTAACCATATCAGGATCTTGTAGATTTACATCCCAAGATTTATCAGCATAATATTCAGATTGTTTATATAATTCAGATTGATATACAATATCAATAGCTCTGTATCTATTCCAAATTAATTCAAATTCATCTTCACTAATTGAAGTAGATAGAATGCTTCTAAGTAATTCTTTATCTGAGATATACGTATTTGGTAATTGACCTTCAGCTATTAGTTTAACCAACAACTTAACAGTTGAAGATACATTTAGAATTGAATAAAGATCTCTACTAGAATATCTTGTCAATGCCATAAATAATCCAAGCATCTTTGGAGATATAATTGATGCAGAATCAATAGTTCTATCAGATAATTTTAATGATCTTAAATATTCCATCATACCATTCATTTGATCAATTATTATATAATTTATCATGCCATTAACCCATCTATGTTTAAATACAACTGTTTGAGTTTGAGTTAATGCTGGAATGATAAATTGTAATTGGCTAGTAGACAAAATTATATTAGGATCGTAGTTTCCTTTAATATATTGGCCCTGTATTTGAGTATAGATAATAGTTGCAGTCTCAAACGGGGCCTGAATATAATATACATCAGGAATGTATTTACATAACTCTTTTAGAATTGCACAATTCTGAAGCATAAATGTAGTAATCATTTCAGCTAATACCATTTTCTCAGTATTAGTATGATTATACTCTGGATAGAAATGCTCACTTCTGGTCATAGGACCAGAAGTTTGAATAATGAATATTCTAGCATGTACCCCATAATACTTCTTATAGAATGCTCGATAATGACTACATAGGTTTACTATAGTTGCAGCTACTGAAGATCTGTCTCCAACAGCAATATCATTACGATACATCTTTCTAAATATTTGATACAGATCTATATAAATATTAACTGAAGTTGCATCACTATTAGCAAATGCTAAATTAGTCATTTCTCCTAAAGTTTCATATTTTATATAGTTTGCAATAATTATACTTTCAGCATTTAATAAATGCTTAGCTTGATAGCTTCTTCGTTCCATTTAACTATTCCCACAGTTCTTACAATGAATTGCTCTATTTAATTTAGCGAAGCATTCATCGCAAATACCACTAAACATAATTTTCGATGGATGTCCTTGAGATTTACCACAGAAAACGCAATGGAATGGAAGTTTTTCAGCTTTAGCTATACGCTCTAAGCAACTATCACATGCCATAATTTTCATATCTCTTACATCACGCTGTTCAATCTTATGACAGAATTGACATTCGAAATCCCAATGATCTACAAACTTAGGAGATTCATTTTTAAATACACAAGTTTCATAGATACATCTACCATTATCATTTCTATAAACACATGTGGTTCGTTCACATGGCTCAAACTGTTCATAAGGTGGCTGTGTTCTATTTTTTATCTCTTCTTGATTGTCCGGTGTAAATCCCGCCATTTCTTATCAATCCCTTCTTTTCTTTTTGATTCAGCTAATGCCATAAGATTCTTAGCCAATGTACTTGTCTTTTCAAGCTCTGGCAAAACTACCGCTGCAAATTCTTCTACACAATTATTCACTAATGTAAGATCAAATTTAGCATTCATAATATCTTACCTCCTTCTTAAGATTATAATATATAATCCTCTAGGATTTAAACTTATTAAAATCAAAATATGTAACTTTAGACGTATCCATATCTTTAGTTTCCATACGTTTAATTGTATTAGTATACTGACTTCTATTATAAAGCATATTCATATACTTAAGATGAACTTCTACTCTAGGCTTAATAGAATAATACTTTCTAACTGTACCATCAACTACAAGAGTATCATCCAACCATATATTAGAGTTAAACATATCAGAATATTTCTTTCCAATATTATCCCAGTCAGGTTTATTAGTCGGTCTAATTAAACCAATTTCAGCTAGGAATATATCAGTTGTATTAAAAGAATTAGGAGTCTTAACGAATGCATTGAATTCTACATCGCATGGGGTATATAATAATTCTTGCACTTGATTTAATTCACCAGAATCTAATAGTCTACGCATATACATATTGTCTTCTTTACCAGTAATAGAATATACGTGTACAAATTGAGAATTAGCCATAGCCATATTAGCTAAGTTATATCTATTTACTATTCTAAATCTAGGACGTGGAGATCCTTCAGGTTCTTCAAATAGTACTACTTTTATATCAAGGAAATCTAAAGTATTCATCATTCGATTTCTTTTTTCTAAAATTTCTTGTTGCTTCTTAGGAGTGATATTATATTTATCATACATCCACTCCAATCTATCTTGAAAGTTTTCTGGAATTTCTCCATACTTTTCTTCATATTCATAGAATTTCTGCTTTCTATTTTTCATATATTCACCTCGACAAATAAAACGAGTTAAGGTATCTAGTACCTTAACTCAATGTTTTATTTATACTAGTTTTTACCAAATACGCGGTTAGTAATAAGGTTAGCAACGTAGTTGTTGACTCTCGTCGAAATATTATATGGTAAGTTAGTTGCTGCTTGTTCTTTAAGAGCAGCATACAATCTAACCGTACGAGAAATATCAGGTTCATTGATATTTACTCCAGCAATATTAGCTAAGTAAGTCATCAATCCAACATTACCAAATGCATTACCTGGCCCACCTAAGATAGTTTCATTAGAGATTGTCAATTTACTATATAAATCACGAATATCTAATGATACATCTACTGTTGTAGGAAGACCATCGATAGTCCATCCACCTTCAGATCCTTTTTGAACTGACATGGAAAGAAGTCCCATATCTACATTAAAGAATCCACGATAGAATGCTCTAACTAAGAATGGAGATACATAACCATTTGGAGATACTTGTCTTGGTGCACATAATGCAATTAGATGCATCAAAGGAACACCAATATTTATAAACCAAGATCTTCTATCATAATCTGGTGATACTAATTTCATATTAACTGAGTAGCTAGTAGAATAAGAAGAATCGGCCCATAATTCAGGGAATTCTAATTTACCGCCAGCAAATACAGTTCTAGTACCATTCATAATCATACCCATGAATCCAGACATCGTACCAGTACCAGCATTCTTTGTCATTGTATCGACATTAGGCGCTGCAGCATTGAGTCCTTTACTCATGAATACATCAACATCAAGCCCACTAATGCCAGTAAGGAATTGTACTTCCCTACCTACATCAGACATACCGTTTAATTTATCTGCAAGAATACTCTTAGTAGATTCATTACCGAAACTCTCAGAAATTTGGGTTTCTGAATTTAGATAAAATCCTACACCGCCATAATATGAATAATTATGAGCTAGTGCATTATTAGATCTTTCAAACCAGTTTATAGTTCGAATAGTTTGACCTTGATATTTCTGGTCACTAATTCCTAAGAAAATAGATAGAGCAGTACACATACTGTTTACGTATCTATAATATTCTTCAGCTTCGAATTGAAGAGTATAATATCTCATCTCTTCATTCTTTTTACCTTTGATATCATTAACTCCAAAAGCAGATCCAAATAAATTACCAAGTACTGATTTTTTCTTTTCATCATTATACCCAGCCATAAAATCTGGAATACCAGGAGTTAATACTAATAATGGCATCTTAGAAAGAATCTTTTCATAATATTTTCTACCATAATTGGTATTACCATTATTTTTTATTCTATTATCAGCAAGAGACATCCATTGATATGGAAGTCCCATAACTGTACTTAATTCATTAATAGAGAATTTTAATCCTCTAGTTGTATTTCTAATAAAGTCGCTATTATTAGCTCCTTTAGTAATAGTAGCATAAAGTTTATTTGCTCTATCTGATGCAGCTTTGATTGCAGATTCATAAGTTTTCTTATCAATCCCAATAGCACTATAGAATGTATCAGTTAGAGTTTCAGTTATACTTTTAGGTTTTGGTGGTTGCTTGGCTTCAGATTTGGCTTTAGCTACAGTTTTTGCAGCATCAAGTTTTAATGTTTTATTATCGTTATTGGATCCAGTATTTCCACCTAATCCAGATTTTGCTCCAGCAAATGGATCTCTAACTTCACCCCAAGAACCATCTTTTTTACCGTCAATAATACCTAAAGTTGGATTGGTGTAGTTTACATTAACATCATCTACAAATATTTTAGGATTATCAAAGGGGTTAGCCACTTTAAAATATTTATCCAGGGGTAGTGCAGCTCCCCCTGTTAATTTCCCAAGTCAACTGTTTCTTCACTAAAGTTAGGATCGTCACTATGGGAAATAAGTTTTAAGTCTTTAGTCCAAACCCAAGTTTGAATGCCCTTTGGATAGCCAAGAAGAGCTAATTGATGAGAAGAATCGAATAGGCAAAGACGATGAATCTTTGGTTCATATTCTTGTTCAGGTAATGGACGATTATAAGCATCTAAAGCACCTTTACGAAGCATAACCAAATCGTTATGTTTAGCAGTCTTAGGATCTAGAGATGGATAATCTTCGAATTCCATACATTCTTCAAAGTATTTATAAGTACCACGCATAGATTGGAATCTAACATAGCCTTTTTCAAATTTAATCCAGATATGATCTACTGGAGTTGGATCGCTACCATCGGCATGAAAAAGCAAACCTGGCATTACATATTCAGCATGTACCACTTGTCCTTTACGAACAACGGAAATTGCTTGAGCATAATCATCAGGAGCTTTACGTACATAGATAGGACCTTTAATACATTTATATTTTTTATCATAAACCATTAAGCCCATAATATTGCCTCCATTAAATAATTTATATTAATATTATTTGGATGTTGTGGGACCCTATATATTTGGGTCCCATTTAACTCCAATAATATCCTTTACATGTCTATCTAATTCAATTAATACTTTATTGATACCACCAACAATCAATACTGACGATACCATACGAGCATTAACTGATCCGACAGGTAAGAAACTATGAATCTTTTCTTCTGGACGATATTCAGATGTAGGTTCTTCTCCTTTAGGGAAGATTTCTTTTACTACGCCCTTCAATGCAGAGAAGTATACTAGCTTATCGCCAACAGACATAGAATCTTTATATTTAATATAGAATTCTACCAATACTTTGCCTTCAGCATGTTTTAATTTACCAATAGCTGGTAATACACCAGAAGTTCCATATTGACTTCCATCTATACCTATTTTAGCCAACTTAGATTTCATCTTTTCAACTGGTGTGTCGAATTTAGATACAAACTTAGCTAAAGATTTAGACATTTCTGATTTATCTACAGTGGAGTATACTTTAATATCTTGAAGTACGCCAGTTACTTTAGATTTAATCAAAATCTTACCTAAATCATTTACCAAGTCTTTAGAATCAGAATTCTTTTCAACCATCTTAGCAATGATATCTGTTGCATCTTGATCTTCGAATGAAGATCTATAAGACATGATAGTTTGGCCTTCTTGCAACTTAGTTCCAATATCCAAACATTCAATGTCAATATCTTTTGCATCTAATAAAGTATCTACTTGAAGTACAATTTCAGATGCCATCTTTTCAGATAGATCATGAGAAATGATAGCACTATCTTCAAAGCCTTTTTCTGTATGCATAATAGCAATCTTAGTTAAAGTACCAATATTGTAAGCTAAGTTACCTTCACCTACAGTATCAGAATAGCTAGATTTATCATATGCTACAATATCTCCAGCTTTAACTTTATCCCCAACTTTATAGTTTTTACTTGGATCGAGTTTAATAGTGATAAAGAAACCACCATCGGAGTTCTTTTCAACTTTTTCTCTAAGATCTACAAATTCACGTATATTATAATCATTCTTAAGAATAATATAATCATCAGTGACTTCTTCTACTATAGAATTAGATTTAGCTTTATGAGCAAATGTATCAGATGTTAAATATGGTAATGCTTGGTCGGCACCATTAGTTACTAATAGTGGATCTTGTTTAGTAGTACGCATACCATGTTTAGATGTCTGAATAAATGTCATTGCTGTACGGAATGGATCATCATGTGTAGTACCAAATGGAGTTAATGCTTCTGTAATGGATAAAGTGGATGCATCAGACATCTTATCTAATTCATTACCAGATTTAATATAACCCTTAGTGCTAGTAATACCCATATTAATTGTAGCCTGACGGTTAATACCTACAGTACTGGAGAAACCGGTAGACATAGATAGTTTATTAAGCATAGACTTATCATAAGTACGTTTATCTAAGCTATAACTTCTATCAGAGTTCATACCAGATAAACCTTTAAAGGTTACTGTATTTGCAGACTCTAATTCCAATAGTGGAGATAACTTAGATAGATCACTAGTTGTAACATCCGCTAAAGCCATATCAATAACTGCAGATTGTTTCATAGTCATCTTAGCATCTTTACGATTATTCTTAATTTCTCGTAAATATTCACCATAAGAAGTTGCTAAAGATTTATATAAGAAATGAACAAGACGTTCATTAGTTCTAAATCTATTACCAGTGATATCTACATGGCGATTATATTTATTAGTAGTCAATAAAGAACTTGCATATGCTAATGCTTCCAAATATGTAGTTGGAAGTTTATAAGTCTTACAAACTTCAACTGTAATTGGGTCCATCATTAAGTTAGCAAATGAATCTAAACCATCTGCTCTATTACGGCTACCAAATTCTTCAAGCATATCTAACCACATAGCTTTTCTATCAATATCTGTAACTGAATAATCTTCTGTAGGAAGAATCATCAATCCATTAAATAATAGAGAAGCTTCATCATAGTTATTATCATGATCGAAGAATTTCATAAATCCATCATTAAATTTAACGTAAGTTTTAGTATCTGTTGGTCTCTTTTCACTGAATTCATATCTGATTCCAGCTACTTCTAAAGCTTTAGTTAAACCAGCAGTATATGCCATAACTACAATAAGAGGAATCTTACCATTCAAAATACTTGCTTGAGAGTAAGTTAATCGTTTTCCTGGTTTATCATACTTTCTAATCAATGGAGCTAATTGTGTACACATGAAAGCTATTGATTTGGCTACATTATTATTCTCAACCATTATAGGTTCATTATTACCAGTGATGCCAATAGTTAATTTAGTTTCATCTACTTTAATTTTCTTTTCGATAAGTTTATCTCTAAGCTCATCTTGGTTAAAATAAATTACACCACCAGATTTGAATGTAATCTTATTGAAGAATTTTGCTAATTCTACATATTCCATTGGCAATTCATACTTAGAGCAAATCTTAGCATTATTACCAGTTTGGATTTTAACTATCTTATCATAGATATTTTCTTTTTCATAATCGTTATATAGTTCTTTAGGTTCTCCATTTTCGATAAAGTAATTTAATGATTTAATAAGATTATCTACATTGGAATTTAATTTACCTGCTTGACCATAACGGGTAATAAAGATTTTATTATAGTTAGAAACAACTTGAACTGTGTCTTCATCAGTCTTAATGATTGGAAGATTTACAAGTTGTCCAGGAACTACTTTATCATTACCACGTAAACGTAAGAAACGATTATTAATTATCTTAGGCATATCAAACTTAATAGTATGACGTTTACCTAAAGAGTCTTCAAAATGAACTGTATATGTAATAATAGCATCCTCAGAAGTAGATCTATCTTCTTGAGTTACATCTATTACAGACATTGGAACGTCTTTATTTTTTGAGAAAGAATAAATACATTGCATAATATCCGCATCAATATTATAATCTTTTTCAAAGTTTGGTTTCTTAAGATCTTTCCACTCATCATCTATACTTTCAACGTGTTTAGTTAAATCTGTAGATTCTAGAGGTTTATCTTCAGTCTTAACTAATTCGCTGATTGGGGTGTTATTCAATCTTTCTCTTAGGAATTTATCATTAAGAGAATCTAAACGTGCTTTACGTGTTGCAGAAATCTTGAATGTATCATCTTCATCATCTACGGCTTGAAGAATTAATTCTTTAATTCTAGTGGATTGATCTATTTCTTTTTCTGCATCTTCTTTAGAGATATTCCAAGATACAACTTTATCAACTTCCGAAGAAATTTTATCAGCTGTGGATTTCATATCTTCAACTTTAACTTTTTTAATTTCATCTTCTGTTGGTTCAGCTTGTTTACCAGATAATGATTTAATTAAAGTAGTATTTTGAGCATCTTGTGCACCTTTAACATCTAAGTTATTTACTTCGATATTAGTGTCACGTTCAATCTTATCAATAACTACAGTTTTGATATCATCTTTATCTTCAGGTACGTTATCTTCAACTGGCTCATTTCGATGCATCTTAATAATATTAGCCTTGAATAAGTTCAAGTTTTTATTATCAAGATCTTCTAATCTTAATTTAAACCAACCAAAGTTATTCATGAAAATAAAATCAATTCCAAACAGGTTAGACAAAGATTCTTTTGGCTTCTTAAACAATCTATGAATCATCGTAATTGGATTAACAAATTTTTGATGATTAAATAGCATTGTCGAAGGAATATCTTGACACCAATCATTTACTGGAACGATTACTGTTTTTCTTTTATAAGATTTATATTCAGGATTATTAATAAATCTACTAAATAGAGTATACATTAAATCTATACCTCTATCTTGAGTAAATTTATTATTATTCAAGAATAAGTTATGATAGTAAGAGTTATCTATAAATAGATTTCTATTATTATACTTTTCAATCTTAGGATAGAAGAATTTAATATTAGGATTGTTAGATTTAACAAAATCTCTAATCTTTTTAAGATCAGAAGCTGTCTTGATTCGTTCTTTAAATAGGATTTGTTTCAATCTACTATTTATCATACTTTCAGGAGTGGCTTCATTAAAGAAAAATAAATTATCCGAATCTTGATAATAAGATTCGGTTATCATTGGGTGACCACTTACTACAGAAGAAGAAAATGGTTCCTCAATATCCATTGATTCGTTTTTAATAATTCCATTCTTTAGAGAGTAAAATACTTTCCATTCCATATAGTATGAATTAAACATATTTAAGTTTTCCATCATACTGGAATTCATAACTCTAAGAGAGGATTCTATAGTTGGAGTCAATAAGAAAATTGCACTCCCAAAGCGTTTATTTTGTTTCACAAATGGTGTGAAAAAATGGGTTTTAAGTAGTCTAAAAGGTCGCACCTTATCTACGTTTATAGGCATCTTTAACCCTCCTTTATATTAATCTATTGTTGAAGAAATAGATGTTAATATTCTAATCGGTGCTAACATCATAATAGTAGATATATCGAAATTAAATGAAAACTTTTTAACAAGGTCGAGAAGTAATAGAAGATATAGTGAGTGTGTGGTAGTATTAGACGTATTTACCAATCTTATACATCTTTTAACTCTCAATAAATAGCGTTCTAACAGAACTATCATTATACTCAACTATAATCATTAATGGTTTGGGCCTTAGCTTATTAAGTGGGGTGTTAGGATACTATCTACAGAAATCTTGATGAGGTATAATTAAGAAAAACTTTTTAACTATTTTTAATCATAAAACTGTTACTATAAAAAATATATGTTAAGACCAAAAAAATGACTCTCTTCTTAATTATACCAGCGCAAATAGCCTATAGGTCTTCACGATCTATAGGCTATTTTTTATTTAAATAATACAGCTGATACATTTAAGTAATCTATTTAGACAGTTTGAGGTATAAATATGACTACTAAAGTAAAAAATAAAGATTCAAACAATGATAGTAAACATGATTTCATTTTAGAACTGTCTAGAATGACTCATAAAGAAATTAATGATTTAATTAAATCAAAAGGTAAGCCACCTAAATTGGTGGAAGCCATTATCCATTTAGATGAATGGGTTGATTAAGTTAAAGAACGTCTTTTGACGTCTTTATATATAATTATTTAAGGAGGATTCCGTTATGGAAAAAGTGGTTGACCTAATTAAAGAGGTTAAAGAGAATTTGACTCATGCTTCTTCTTCTCATAAAGATGAAGTACGTGTTATGCGAGCATTCTTAAATGATACTACTTATGAAGTTGGAGTATATGATAAAACTGGTAAAGTTGGCACAGTGGCTCCAGCTAAAGAATTCCGTAGTATTATTACAAATGCAATCGTTGCTACAACTAAAATTAGCAAAGATGAAGCCGAAGGTCTAGTTTCTACTTATGAAGCTAAAAAATCTGATGCGGAAAGTATGATTGCGATCTCTAAAGAGTTCTTAAATACATACTTGCAGACTAACCGTAAAATTAGTCTTGGTGGACGAGAAAAATCGAATGTATCTTTCATTAAGAAAGAAATCAAAGCATCTACTCGAACTTATCCTAAACAAGTCGGTGTTGATGCGGCTGGCAAACCTGTTTATGAAAAAGCAGAAATCAAAGTTAGCCCTTACGATTCTATTAAGGTATCTAGTCCATGCCCGACATGGATTAAAAAATAATTAGAGCCTAACTATAAAAGTAATTTCTTGTATTTATTTATTATTTATAAGAAGTTATACAGTTCACTCAAAGATAATATATTCATCACCACCCATAGGAGTTAAACTCCTATGGGTATATTATCTTTTAAAAAACTTGTTACATATAGGTAGTATGAGCTTGACTCACTCATACTGTGATTCATATATATTTTCCTTATAATTTTTCTAGTTTTTCATTTTTTATTTTAACTCCTGTTCAAATATTAAATACTTACTCCCTTATACTCCCCAAGGCTCTGCACAACGGCCTTGGGGAGTATTTCCCTTTTGTACTATTTTTAGTACTAACATTTTAGTGTAGGATTATTTTACTCAATCTTCTTACACACCTTCTTTCTGCACAAATATAGTGTGCGAAACGTACAACCCTAAAAAATTGAAAAGCATATATTTTAGCCCAAGGATCCTAGATGATCCTTGGGCGATATATGTCTTAAAATTGAACATATTGATAATTTGAAAGAAAGGAGGATCCAATATTGGGGCTCAAGATTACAAATTATCTTAAGAATTTAGGTAAGTCAGTTAAGTATGCTGCTACCGAAGATTTCAAAACCAAATACGAAAATGTATATGAAACTGTAGCTGCTCCTAGTGGTGTTGCTAGAGACACAGTAAAAGCTATAGTTAATTATAAGCAAACTATAAAAAGAGCACAAGACTATCTTCGTAAGTCTACGATTTACGATGTATCTAATACAGCTCTTAAGAATGCTAAAGCCGATCTAAAGTCCGGTAAATTTTATAACATGGATCGTGTCAATAAATCATTTGGCATTGATGAAGATTTTGACTGGAACTTTGATGGCGATGATGATTTTGAATCGAGCGGTTCCGAATCTTCCAATATGACATTTGGGGATAAAGCTATAACTTCCTCTATAGATGCTTCATCTAGAGCAAGTGCAACTCAAATCTCCAACTCAGTATTTGATGCAGCCAAATATCAAGCTGAGGTTGCTAAGCAAAATACTTCGTTCATGTTTGTACAACAAGAACGGTTATTTGGTAATCTTAATAATAGTATCACAAGTCTTCATGGTACTCTTGGAGATATGCAAAATTTCTTAACAGGACCTTTGCATGCTCATATAAATAACTCAACTAAGTTCTATGAAGAATCTACTAAATACCAACGTGAAAATAATGCCATTCTGAAAGAACTCTTGGATATGGAACGTATACGTTTCAAAGAAGAGGACGAAGACAGAAAGGCCAATCAACGTAGACTTGGGCGCGGACTTCGCACTGATATAACAGATATCGTTACTGGTGGGGTAATGAACTGGTCTTCTTACTTTAAACAAGTAGGAAAGAATATTATGAGCCAAGGGGATGAACTTGGTCTTGGAATGATTAGTAAAGAGATGATGATGTCCTTTGCTACAAATCCATTACAAATGATCCCTTCGATGCTTGTATCTCAAATGATGGGTAAACCATTAGAACGAGCAATCACAAGCTTTAATAAAACTTTAGGAAGCGTTTTCAATCAAGTTAATGCCGACTTAAAGAAATCTGGTAAAGAATCAGATAGTCCATTTGCAAGTCTATTAGCTAATATTTTCGGTGTTGATATTGCTAGTAAGAGTAAGATAGATACTTCTGCTTACAATAAAGGCAGAGTTCCATTTGACGGTATTACTAGAAAAGCTATTATTGAAACAATCCCTGGTCATTTAGCTCGTATCGAAGCTTTATTAGGCGGAGAAGAAAGAGCTTATGACTATAATGCTGGTAAATTTGTTTCTCGTAAAGAAATCAATAAGATTCATGAGGATACAAATAAGACTTATAGAAATATAGGTACTTCAGACTACAAACATAAGTTAAATAATAACGTAGATTCTATGGCTAAGTCTTTAGGATTGAGTAGATCTGAAATTAAACGTATAAAAGAAGATATAGTAGAACGTGCAGTTCAATATGCTTGGGAAAATGATGGATCAATGGATGGATTCAGTGAAAGTTTCTTTGGCAATGACGCTAAGTTCGCTAGAGCTTTAGTTAAACGTACAGATAAACGAGGATTGGCTGGCGATGTTGCTTATAGTAAACGTCGTGAGGCTGAAGAATATAATAAGCTTTCTAAAGATGGTAGCTCTATTTTATTACAGCAATTCAATGGTTCTAATAAATCTGTAATACGCAATAATAGCGCTAATATGCAAACTGCATTTGGTAAAAATGGCGTATTCCAAAATATGCTTACTGAATTATACTTAATCCGTACTGGAGGAATTCGTAATAAAGGTAAGCAAATTAGTAAAGGACAGCTTCCTGATTATATTGACTTTAATTCTGTTAGGGATGTAACTGTAGTTAAAGAAAAGAAACAGGTTGCACAAGCTGCTGCTGATGCTAAAAAAGAATCTGGAAGAACTTTAGATGACTTTGATGAAAGCGCACTAGATAGTTTAGCAACTACTAGTAGTCCAAATGGTAAATTTGATAGTATCACTGGAGCAAAAGGTCTTAAAGGTAAAGCCAAAGCATTTAAAGCTAACTGGAGTGATATTTGGAGAAATCCAAGATTATTCTTAGCTGAGAGTGTAGCTGCTGTTGATAGAAGTGTTTATAGTTTCTTCTTTGACCATGATAATGGTGAAAAAGACTCTGAAGGTAGACCTATAACTGGGTTCTATGATAAGATGGCTTTTGAACTCAAGAATACATTTACTCAATTTAGGGATTGGATGAAAACTAACGTCTATGAACCTATGAAGGCTTTGGGTAGAAATGCTTGGGGTAAAGTTAAAGATTTCGGATCTAATTATGCAGGTGAATGGCTTAAGAGTGGTAAACGTGCATTTATGAGTGCAGGTGGATCTACATTTAGTCATATTATTAAATCCTTTGCAGATGGATCATTAGCTGTACCAGAAACTGGACTAACAACTATCTCTAAAGGCGAGTTGATTATTCCAGCTGATCAAAATCCATTTAATCCAGATAGACTCAGTGCTAGTAGATCTAAAGCTAGATCTGATGAACGAAACTTTAAAGCTAAATTATTTAATTCCATCATGGCTCATGCTGATGGTGGTAATAGTTTAGATGATATTGCGGCTGCTTATCGTAGAACTACTAATGCAGCTAATAGATCTAAAGTTGGTAATGCTGTATATAATACACTTCCACCTCAAGTTCAAAAATTCCTCGACTCTGATGATAAAACTGGAGTTGTAGCTGGGTTATTGAACTATGCTATTTCTTCTCTTGGTGGTAAAGTTGATGGTGTAAATTCTAAAGAGTTAGCAGAGACTGCTAAAGGTGCAACAAGTCAAGCATTCAATACTGGACTTGATAAACTTAAAGAATACTCTAAAGGATTAAATCCTGATACTGCTAAATCTTTAACTAATGATATTGAAAAATTAAGAAAAGATTCCTCTGGTATTGCTGGTCGTACAGCTTTTGGTGGTGCTACTGGTTTAATTACAGGAGGTATGTTATTCGGGCCTACTGGTATATTAGCAGGTGCTGCTTTAGGTAGTGCTGCTAATCTTATTAGAGAATCTGATACTGCTAAGAATTTCTTATTCGGTAAAGAATTAGAAGATGGATCTAGAGCTGGTGGTTTAATTTCTCGTAAACAACAAGCTTTAGTTAAGAAATATTATCCTTCTCTTATGAAGGGTACTGTTGCATCTTTCCTTCCTAGTTTATTATTAGGCTTTGGCCCTGTTGGTGCTTTGGCTATGGGTGGAGCATTCTCACTTGCTCAAAACAATAGATGGGCTAATGAAAAGATATTTGGTAGAAAATACTACGATAAAGATGGTAAAGAAATCGGACGTCGTGGTGGACTATTTGGTCCTAAAGTTCAAGCTTATATTAAGAAATCTACGCCTAAAATTGGAGGCTTCTCTGCAGCTACAATTTTATTAGATCCTACTGGTATGGGCTTAGTCGGAAACCTTGCTCTTGGTGCTGGTTTAGGAATGCTTTCATCTAGTGAAACTTTCCAAAACCTAATATTAGGTAAGAAAGGTGAAGATGGTAAACGTAAAGGTGGAGTAGCTGGTGCTATCAAATCTGGAGTTATTCATCCATTAAAATCCTTCGGTAGAACTTTAAAAGATGACTTCTTTGGATTTATGAATGAAAATTTATTCTCTCCATTGAAGATGTCTGCTAAAATCTTTGGCCAAAGTTTGATTAATAGTGGTAGGTCTATGAAGTATACTATTTCTAATACATTAGAACGTATATTAGGTGGACCTTTCAGTATGATGCTAGGTAAACGCTTTGCTGATTATATTCTTAAACCTTTTGGTAATAAAATTTCTGGATTTACTAACTTCGTTGGAGGTATTGGTAAATTTGTAGGCGGTGGATTTATCAGAGGTATTGGTGGCGGTTTAAATAAGCTCAATAATCGTGCAAATAGATCTATGATCATGCAAGGTAGAGCAGGTCACTTAAGTTCAGCTCAACGCCTTGAAATTATGGGCGATGAAAATTATGCATTTAGAGATCGTGATGAAATGCTCAAGAATGCAAGCTTTAAAGATCTATCACAATTAGAAGAAAGCTTATCTGTATTCCAAAGTCAATTTAGTATTGGTGGTGGAGATACTAGAAAAGCAGTTAAAGGCTTAGAAGATGCCATTAAAGATAAATTATCTGCAAGTCAAGTAAGACAAATTACTAAATTTGCAGTTGCTAATGATACTCGTGGTGCTATGAGTTATATTGAAGGATTAGACTATGATAATTCTACTAAGACTAAATTAGTTCAAGCTTTCAATAAAGAACTTCCACGCATTCAAAGTGCATTAGGTAAGAAGAAATATACTTCTAAAGAATTAGCTAAAGCTAAATCTCATCTTGCTAAATATAATATAGATCCTACAGATAGACATTCTTTAGGATTTGCATTATCTCAAGTTAAAGGTGAACGTGACAGAGCTGAAGTTGCAGAAATGCTAACTAAAGGCAATGCTGCTAAATTTAGTTCTCAAGAAGCTGCTGCTACTGCAGAAGGCTTAACTAAGACTAATGATATTCTTATTCAAATCCGTGATAATTTAATTAAAGCTAATGGTGGAGAAATCCCTAAGGATGAAAAAGCCAAAACTATAATTAGAGGATTCAAAGGTAAATCTACACGTTGGACTGATTCTAATGGTGTTACTCATTATAGATCCACAGATGGAAGTGATAATGAGGAAGACAATGAATCTAGATCAGATCGTAAACGTGATGAATCTAATAAGGATAAAAAGCAAGAAGGATTCTTTAGTAAAATCTTCAGTAAACTTGGAATCGGTAAAAAAGATGAAAAGAAAGATGGAGATCGTAGCTCTAAAGGATTACTTGGTAAAGTTGCAGATAATCTATTTAGTAATATAGGAACTATAGCATCTATGGGTGCTGGTTTAGCTATATTAGGACCTATGCTTCCTGCTATTAGTAAAGCAGTAGGTGATTTATTACCTTCTATTGGAAAAATGATGACTGATACAGTTTTACCTGCACTTGGAGATCTTCTCTGGGGTGGTTTAAAATCTGGTGCTGGTAGTATCATTGATTATATTATGGGTAATAAAACAGTAGTAGATGAAAATGGTAATAGAACTACAGTTGATGATCCTGAAGCTAGTGGTAATTTATTAACACGAGCTGGTACTGGATTGGCTGCTGGTTATATTGCTACAAAATTAATTCCTGGTGGTAGCCTAATCCGTGGCGGCGTTAAGTTAGCTGGTAAAGGCATAGGCAAAGGAGTTAAGACTGTTTGGAATGCTATAAATGGTTCAGAAAAAGTTGCAGCTGGTGCTAAAGCCGCTGGTTCTTATTTAAAAGGAGCTAGAGGTAAGAAAGTGGCAGATGCTGCTAAGAATGCTGAAAAGACTTTATCTAAAACTAAGATGTTAGAAAAAGCATCTTCTAGTAATAAAGGTATAATTGAGTCTATTTCTAAGAAAATGAAATCTGGATTTGATTCTTTGAAGAGCGTACATGAAGCTGGTTTAAAATCCTTATCGGGTGCAGCTCATGGTGCTAGTGAAAAGATGGGTAAAGGTTTCCAATTCCTTAAGAAATTAGTAGCTGGTGGTTTAGAATCTATAGCAGAACACGTTCCTATCCTTAAGGGTAAGAGTGCTGGTACTATGGCTAAGGTTGCTGAATCTATTCTAAATGGTATTAAACGATCCCCTAAAGCATTAGCTAAGATCGGTGCTAAAGTTGCTGCCGCTGCAGGTTTGACTGCTGCTACAGCTGGTTTAGGTGCTATTGCTATTGCTGTATGGACAGGTGTTGATTTAGCCGCTTCTGTTGCAAATGGTAGAACTAGATGGTATAATATTGCTGGTGTATTAGCTGATGAAGAAGTCGATGATGACGTTAAATGGTTAGCTGCATTATGTAATGGTATCGATAGTCTATTATTTGACGTTCTAGGTGGACAATTCTACTTTGATTTATTATGTGGATTATTTGATATTGATCTAAGTCAACAAAAAGCGAGAGCTATTTCTGAAATAGATAAATATAATCAATCTCAAGATAAACCATCTGGTGCTCCTAGTTCTGTATCTTCTGTAGAAGAATACAATGAAAAAGTTCTTGGTAAATCATTTGGTCAATCTGTAAAAGATTTCTTCTTTGGTAAATCTGGTAAAGGCAAAGATGCTGATCCAACAAAGAAAGATAATAAAAATGATTCTAAGAACGGCCCTACTTTATGGGATAGTGCTAAAAATAAAATCTCTAGTATGATGAACAGTGCTAATAATTTTGTTAGTAATAACTATGAATGGGCTAAGAAAACAGCTTCCAATGCTATTAATAGTGCAGAGGACTATTTAGGTACAAGTGAAATTGGTGGACGTATTTATAAATCCGTTAAAGGTAAGGATTATCAACCAAATAATCCTAACTATGGTAAAGGTAAATACTTCAAACAAACTGATCCTAAATATGCTGGTATTAAATTTAATCAATATGGAGATAGCATAACTCAAACTATTGGAGATTCTGGTTGTGGACCAGTTGCTGGAGCTAATGCTCTCAGAGCGCTTGGTGCAGGGTCGATTAATCCAGTAGAAGCTTCTCAATTTGCATTAAATAATGGATTCAAGGGTAAAGACACAGGTGTTGCTCCATCATTCTTTAATAGCTATGCTGCATCTCATGGTGCTACTTCGTATCAAACTGATGCTGCTGGTACTATTAGAAGCTTGATGAATGGTAATCCTGTAGTATTACAAGGTGAATCTACAACTGGTTCTACTTCTAGTACACATCCATTTGGTGGTTATCCTCACTATGTAACTGCAACTGGATATGATCCAAGAAGTGGTAAAGTTACAATTCAAGATCCTGAATCAAATTCCAATAATACTAAATATAATTTAATGAGTGTATTGAAAAATACAATCTCTGCAAATGCATTTGGTAGAGGTAAAGATCCAAGATTCGGACGTGGTAATAACGCTCAACAAATCTGGACTTGGTTGATTAATAAAGGATTTAGTACTCAAGCAGCTTCCGCTATCATGGGTTCAATGCAACAAGAATCTAGCTTCAATCCAGAAGCAAGCCAAGGTGGCGGTGGTATCCAAGCGTCTATTTCTGGAGGCGAAGGCGGTAATGGTTACGGCTTATGTCAATGGACTGGTAGCCGTACTCAAGCATTATTAGACTTTGCTGGAGATAGAGCTAATACTGTAGAAGGACAATTAGAATTTATGGTTAGTGAAATGAGTGCTAGAGGTACATTAGATGCATTTAAAAATGCTTCTACTTTAGATCAAGCACTAGCTGTAATGAAAGATTATGAAGGATATGGTGATGTCGGTAGCCGTGAAGAATATGCTAGAGCTATATTCCAAAGCAATGGTAATAACTTAGCTTCTATCATGACAACTCAAGGCGGTAATGGTGGAGCTAAACCTTCAATCTTCGGTTCTTTATTTAAGCAATTTGATAATATTAGAAATAGCTATGGTGGAATGATCGATAATATGATTATGGGCAATCCATTCATGAAAAATGCTATGTCTATGCTAGGTTTAGATGGTGGTAATAGTGGATCATCTGGTGGCCCTGTGGGTAATGGCGATCTATCTAAAGCATCTAAATGGGCACAATCTATGGTTGGTCAAGAAGGTTTTGGTAATAATGGGTGTACTACATTCGTTAACAAATATCTTGAACAAGCTGGAGAAAATCAAATTAACTATTACGTTCCTACTGCTGAGTCTGATGCTCATAACAATACACCTTATGCTTTCAAACCTGCAAATATGGGCGGTAAACAAGGTGATGTAGTATTACTTAATACTTTAACATCTGATCCTGAAGCTGACCATGTAGTAATTGCGGATGGCCAAGGTGGTTATTGGGGTAACTCTTCTAGTAAGAATCTTATTGTTCATGGTAATATTGCTAATGACTTTGGTGCAGATAACATCAATGGTTATATTGCCACAGGCGGAGATGGTAATGGTAACGTACCTTCCGGTGCAGCTAAACGTAGTCAAAAGGAAATACTTGGAGATTCTAGCTTAGATTATGGTATGGGTAAACATGCTATCTATGGTAGAGCTAAAGGCGTTCCTCAAGAAGTACAAGCTGTAATTGAAGGTAATACTAAAGCTATCGATTTCAATAAGAATGCTGCTAAAGCACAAGTTAAATATGGTAGAGGTACTGAATCTGACAATAGTCTTGAAATTCAATATCTTGCCGCAATTTATGAAGAGCTTACTAAGATCACTGGTAATACTTCTGGTATTAATGGAATGGTTGCTTCTCAAGCTCAAACTGAGCAAAAAGTTAATTCTGTACAAACTGGTTTACAAGAATCAATTGCTGGTATAGGTAATTATCTAAACAAGAAAATTGAAGATGTATCCGATAATGTACATGGTCAACTTAATAAAGTAACTAAACATGTATCTGGTAGCACAATAAATAAATTACAATATTTAGCATCTAAATAAAATATATCCCCTAGGATCATAGAAATCCTAGGGGAATTTTATTTATATCATGTAAAAAAATACACAACTAACAACCATGTAATAAAATTATGTATGAGGGAAGTAGGCATGATAAGACCTAGCACCCGACCTTTGGCACAATTGGCGAAACTCCCGCCATAAGACTTGCTGGTAATGCGTTCAAACGGACACGTTTGTTCCCTAAAAGCCCCAGAGTCTCCTGTCAAGGATATGCCGAATAAGGCAAAAGCTCCGGCTTTTTCGTCCTTATTTTGCGTCCTTGATGGGGGGGAGGGGGGCAAATTATGAAATAATAATTATATAGCCTTCTATGAGACGAGCGGAGTGCGGACGGGAGACGAGGAAAATAGAAGGCTATATAAATAATATATTTGATATCATTATAGTTCGTGAGAAAGTACCGTCTTTTTACAAAAGACTATATTTGATTATCAATTAAAGTTATATATTATAATTCTGAAAGTATCAATTAAACAGTATAAGGAATTTAATTCCTTATACTATATATTTTTATTCAATTATTATAGTTAGAATATTCTATTAAAAGATATTCAGAAAAGAAGAATAGGAGAATGTATCAGAATGAAAAAGTATTTATCTTCATTACCTTTCAATCATATAGTTACATTTGAAGGTACAGATTGTAGTTTTAAAGAAACTAATGCTAATAAGCTAAAAGATTATATTGAAAATGAATTAGGATATAATGCTATTGTATTTAGTTTTCCTAATTATTATAGTCATAGTTCACATGCATTAACTACCTATTTTAAAGAAATACGAAAGTATAAAGAATTATCTCCTAAGATGATCAATATGCTTTATGTAGTAGATTTCTTTATTACATGGTATAGACAGATTAAACAGTATTATGATAAGAAGTATATTATTATCTTTGATAGATGGTATTATTCAAATATCTATTATCAAGGAGTACGTGTATTAAAGTCCGTAGTGGAAGATCTGAATAAAGATAATATTGGAAAATATATTCATAATGAAAAGCTAGTAGAATTTATTAATGAATATGAAGATATTATTAAAAACGAATTTGGATTAGTAGATACGGATATTATGTTTAAAATGATTCATAGTAAACGATCTACTCGTGGTCTTATTGCGGAACGTAAATCGGAAAATGATATTAATGAAGGTGAAGTAGATTATTTAGAAATGGTAAATAATTTATTTAAGCATTTATTCATTGATAGTAATTTTGTAGTTAAAGAAATTGAGTTAGATAAATCGGAAGATGAATTTAAAAACAAAGAAGAAGTATTTAGGGAAATTGCGTTGGAGTTTAAATGTAATTTAAACTATCGTTTGGATAAATGGAAGAGTGGGCAAAGTGAAACTGTTAACGAAGCTTAAAACTTTATTTACTCGTGATGAAGTTAAGCAAGAAAACTTAAATATTAAATTAGGATTAGATGTAATTCCTCTTTTTTGTAATGAAATTGAAGATGATTCATATTATAATCTTATTAACGTATTATTTTATTTAGATTTTGATGAAACTAAAGTTAGTATTTTAGACTTGTTGGCTTATGGTAGTTATGATCATAGGGTTCATTTGTTTAAAATAACTTTAGATAATTTAATTAAGATGCGATTAGAGCAGGAGAATTCTTATATCGTAAAAGAATTCTTTTTGCGGATTGCAGTTGGAAGTGATTCATTTAATATTGTAGATAATGAACTTGATGAAGAATCGATTAAACTATGTGTAGTTGATATCATTAGTAAGTATTCTTCTTATAATTCATTAAGAGCGTATAATGCTAATGAAAATTCCGAAATAGATATTCCATGTGTCGATAGATTCATTTATGAGCTAAGACAGACTTGTAAAAGTTATACTTATGATTATACGAAGTATGTCTTAGCTAAAATTAGAATGGTTAGAGTTCCATTGTTTTATTTGATTGATTTATTTAAATTGGCTGAAGACATTTGGTTCGAAGTTGATTATGATAAACCTCATGATTGTAGAGCTTATAGATCTAAAATGACATACTTCTTTGAAGGAAAACAATTTGGTTTGAATGAAGAAGAAGTTATATATTCCATCATAAATATGAGTAAAGGCAATATTTTGACGTATATGAGTACACTTCCACTTGGTGTATCCGTAAACGTTGAATTATCGACAAGCCTCGATCGTATTCTTACCTTCTTAGCTATATCTGGGAACGATGATTTGAAAACAATCATTAAAGATGAATTATTAGAAGGTGTTTTTGATGAAAAAGACTTAGAATCTTTAAGATATCATGCTAAAGCAACTGATGAAGAGATTGAGTATGATATTGATGAAGAAATTGATGAGGTAGTTAGTTATACTGTATTGGAGGACGATGAAAATGCTTAGAAGAGATTTATCTTCACTTGAAATGAAATTTATTAGAGAAATTGAAAGTGGAATGAGAGATAAGTCTTGTACACGTTTTAGACCGAAAGCAGAATTCTTTTCATTTGAATCTGACACTAATAAGATTCCTCATACAAGTTATCATATTAAAACGGATAAAAAGTTTACGATTATATTTGACCATGGTGTTTTGGAGATTGAATATAATCGTGAAGAACGAAGATGGATTGCTAACTCTTTAGGATATACTTTTAAAGATATTGTAGAGATGACAGCTATCTTAAACTTTATCGAGTCAAAAATTTTATTATTTAATATTAAGCAAGAGGAGAAAGAAAATGGTTGATGATGAAAGAGATTTTTATTTTATAGCATTTTATTCAAAGAATAAAGATAAACTAAATGAATTCCATGATAATGCTAAAAAATATTTAGAAACTAATTTTGATATCATTAGTATTGGAGATATTGAAAACTTTGATGGATCTACTTATAAATTCAAAGTAATTTTAGCTAAAGATAGATTCGCTCATTTATTCGATATCGAAGATATTCTTCAAGAAAAATACTATGGCGTATTCTTTGACTATCGTGTCGTTCATAATACAACTGGTATTGTTTATGAAAATAATGAATACAGTAAAATTCTTCCACCAAAACGATATATCTTAAGCAAAGCAATTAAAATGCCAATTGATGGTAAGATCGAATATAAAGTAAGTGATTACTATTATGCAAAAACTAAAGAAGAATTGTATGATATGATTTTCCACTTATACGGCCTTATTATTAATAACTTAAAACAAATTCAAGAAGCATCATTTGAATTAGTTAGATATCATTTGGTTAAGAAAGATGGATTCATTAATTCCATTTATCCGCTTGATGATGAAATCATTGATTTCTTAGAATTGGATATTAATAAAGATAGTCATCCATTTATGGAAAGAACGGAGAATGATTAAAATGTTAAAAGTTCATACACATTGGGACGGTACATCTAATTCATTCATGTTTTATAGTGATTATATTGATGAATTAGAAAAGTTTCATAGTTTATTATGCGATGGTAGTATTTTAAAATACATTTATGAACGTAATCCATTATTAAGCGATCAATTTGATGATTGTATAATTAATTACGTTAGCGATTTCGAATATAATCCATTATATGGAACTTACTTCGAATTAGACTTCGATTCCGATGGTCAATTATTTGAAGAAATTGATATGGTATTGGAAGAAATCTTTGGTGGTAAGATTAATTATGTCGCATTAGTTCATGACGAAGAACGTGGTATATATGTAAATACAGATGAAACTGGAGATTTCTATACTACACGTTATAAACGAGTTAGAGCTCATGAATCTGGTGAATTTGATAGAGAAAGTGATGTTGCTTTCTATTCAACTTTCAGTAGTTTAAAACAAGATGTACTTTTAGAGCATCCAGATAACGTACCTGAATTGTTAGGTATTACTAAATTTGATGATCTCGAAGGTGCTTTAAAACGTATTGATTTTGATAAGGAATATAAAACTTATATTTATCAATATGCTAGTGAAATTTAATATTAAATAAAGGAGTTAAAAAATGGCTAATTATTGCTACAATGATATTACGATTTGTGCTAAAGAAGAAAATCTAGTTGATTTAGAATTTCTTCATACTAATTTAGTATATTTATTTGAAAAGAATGAACTATATTGTGATGATATATTCACAGAGTTATTAACATCATTTGATAAAGACAAAATTAAATTTGATAGTAGAGATAATGTAAATTGGTATATGGATACCATTGAATGTAATGAAAATGGTACTTATAACTTTACTATTAGTATTGAAAGTGCATGGGTGCCAGTTATTTCTAAAATAGAAAAAGTTATATATGAGCTATATGGAAATAATATATGGTGTGTTGCTACTGCAGAAGAACCAGGTTGTGACATCTATATAAATACTGATGAAACTGGTGAATTTTATGAAACAAGATATCGTCTAGTATTTTATTATGATAATACTTATCATGACTGGTATTTGGATAGCTTACCAGAATTAATTTTACGTATTAATAAAATTTATAGTGAAAATGAATATGGTGAAGCTATTGAATATTCCGCTGATGCATACGAAGTTAGCGAATCAGTTGTCAAATTCAATAATTCTGAATTAGCTAAATCTAAAGAATTAGAAATCGCTATCTATACATTCGAAGATAGTGACTTAGACGAATAATAAAAACATTATGATAAACTCTAAGCAAAGGAGGTATCATAATGCGAAATCCATATATGCTAAGTGATGTAAATAGCATGAATGATGGACCTCAGATTATTACATTAAATAATCTACCTGAATATGATTTACAAGATTGGAATCTTGCAGATCAAAAAGATTTTAATAAATTTATTGCTGAATTAGAGAAGACAGTTAGATCTTCTATCGAATATCAGCAATATATTCAGTATCTAAGAAATGCATTCAATATGAACAGTTGTGCATTTTATAGAAACGTAACAAACGTACCTAATCCTAAGATAAAAATCCATATTCATCATGAACCAATAACTTTATATGATATTTGTCTTATAGTATTCAGAAAGAGACAAACCCTTAATGAACCTATAGATGAAGAGTCTATTGCTAAAGAAGTTATGTGGAATCATTATAATGGATTTGTAGGATTAATTCCATTATCTGAAACAGCTCATGAGCTGGTGCACAATAATTATTTATTCGTACCATGCACTCATGTATTTGGGGAATGGAAAGAATTTGTAAATATGTATAAATCATATTTTACATTAGATCAAATCGATTTATTGAAAGATATTGAATCTGCATCTGAAATGTATACAAGTGACAGAGCTAAATATCTATTTGATAAACGATTTACTTATGTTGACGATAGTGGAGCATATGATCTTCCTGAAAAAGAAAAGATCATTCAAATGCTTAATGATCGGAAACAAGAATTATACAATTCATTGTAATTTTATAATAATAACCTACAACATATAGATAAAAAATAGACCACATAGATTTATATAGAGCAATAGTGGATTAGCGTCTCTATTCCAAATTATAAATCTGGTTCTATATGTTGGAATTAATCTAATGAGGTGAACAAATGAAATTTGACGTTCTAAAAGAACTATCTGAAAACTACGCATTAGAAAACACTAATTCCAGTGCCATTACAGAAGCAAAACATGATCTAAATAATATTCTAGAACAAGTACAAGATGTTTCGGTGGTTCAATTCCCAGTCGAAGCTGTACCAGTGTTTGAATCCACTAAGGACGATGGGTCTAAAGTTCTAGTAGTAGATGCTTATGATCTTGGTAGATTTATGGAAGCTACCTTGGAAACGGATGCTTTAGTTGCTATCGAAAAGATTAAAGACGCTAACGGCGCAATTATTCCAGACGATGCGAAGTTTGCAATTCTTATTGATAAGAAACGCTTAACTGGATTAAAAGAAGCAGCTGAAACTAATCCTGAATCTGGGCTTGTAAATGTTGGTCATGCGACTAACTTATTGCAGGATGTTATCAATAAAGGCATTGAATTAGTTACTGCTAAAAAAGAAGAAAAATAAAATTATATATCCCCTTGGAGTTGATCTCCAAGGGGGCTTTTATTTTTTAATAATATTTTTCACAATATATTATAAGTGTATAAAGGAGGTGAAACTAATGATAAAAATGGAAAATGCAATAAATATCTTTACAGATGCATCTGTATTAGGTAAAATAGACAAGCATAATAAGAATAAAGTATGCGGTGGTGCTATAGCAGTAGACTTTAATAATGGTAGAATGAAAGAATACCATTGTGTCATCAATAGATCTACAAACAACTATGGTGAATTAACTGCATTAGGACTTGGCATTCAATTGGCAAGTATTTACAAAGATACTTATGAGAGAATTAATATATTCTCTGATAGCAAATTATCTGTTATGAGTCTACGAGAGTGGATTTATGGCTGGATTAGAAATATGAATCAAAATTATAGATTATTATCTTCTACTGGAGCTGAAGTAGCAAATCAAGATCTTATTATCAGAATTACTGATAGTATAATTGATAACTTCATTCCAGGAAAGCATAGAATTAATATCTATCATTGTAATGGTCATATTTATAGTCCTAAAGACTATTATAAAGCAGTGAGAAGTTTATCTTTGAATTTTAAATATAGATTATCTGAAGAAGAATTTAAGATGCTTCAATACTATATGAAGATTATTCAAAGATGGAATAATTATATTGATGAATCAACTAGAAGTTCATTGCATACCATGCAATACGGAGTAGAGTATTTTACTGATGTTGGTACTCTAAAACAATGTATGGAATATCCAATGACTTATGATTTATTAGATCAATATAGTAGAATTGTTTCTAATTCTTATCAACTCTAATTAGGAGGTATATTAAAATGACAGTAGCTACACTTTTTAAGAAAAATGGCGAAAATATTACAGGTAAATTCGATGAAGGTAAATTGATCATCGATGGATTCTTTATGTTAACTGATGAAAATAATTTGATTCATCTTTACCCAAAAGAAACCATTGAGTACTTTGCTTTAACTAGTAATATTGAAGACTATGCCACTTATCTAGATCAAAAAGGTATCAAAATTGATAAAGGCATCAATAAATTTAAAGTATTATTTGATAATACTCAATTATTTATTGATAGTGCATTCTTCTGTGAATCCATTGGTGATTATGTTAGATTTACTATATTTGGTGCCCCTGGATACATCAATGAAGTATTCATTCCAAAAGAAAATGTAAATGATATTGAAGTTCATCATACAGAAACAAATCAAGAAAAAGCTTCTTTATTATTTGATAAGAAACTTTTAGAAAAGATTGATATGGGTGACTATTATGGTGAAGTAATGGTACTCTTATCTATTCTTTCTAGCTATGATATTCATGAAGATGATTTCTTAGCTATCTATGAATCTAACTATTATACATTTAATATTAGTACAGACTTTGCTAACGCAATTGATCTTTATATTAAGTCTAAATCTGAACCAAAAACAGATTCTAATGATTTAATTGAAGAATATGGTGATACAATTTCCGATGACTCTATTAGTGAGTGGAAATCTGTTAAACCAGAAACTGTAGATCTATCTTCATATGATGCACTGCGCAGTTTAAAACCAGAACCATTAAAAGATGAAGAAGATAATTCTACAGAAAAATGGGTATATGATGGGTCCGATGTTTATAATATAACTGAAGAAGATGAATCTAAATATCTTAATGAAGAAGAACCAGTAGCATTAGAAGAAGTTCAACCTGAAGAAGAATTAGATGAAAATTCTAAACAACAAGTTGAACGAATTCAAAAAGATCTAGATGATCAAAATATTAATCTTGATATGGAAGAGTTTATTAAGACTGGAAAGATTGCCGAAAGATATGATCAAGCTGTAAATGAAATTAATGATCTTATTGAATCTGTAAAAGGTATGGATTTTGAAGAAGTAAAACATAAATTAGGGTTTGATCGCGATTTAAGGGATCTATATGAAACTTTCTGCGAAGAATCAAATCTAACTATAAATTCAGATGAATCATATGAATCATTCTATGCATTTTTAAATGCTTAATTTTAAATAATTCCCACTAGGATCATAGAAATCCTAGTGGGATTACCTCTCTTTAATAATAGAGCTGAATATATATTATATACATGAAGGTTCGTGACCTATTTTAAAGGAGGTGAAGAAATGCGAATCATAGATTTTGTGGACTATAGTAGAAGTCCACATAATGTAGAAATAGAACCATCGAGTGAAGAAGAGTATAGAACTTTTGGTGGTTCAGAAGTATTATTACATGAAGACACAAAGGAGAATAAAACTATGTTAAAGATAAACCCAGGTATTGTATACAACCAAGAAACAGGAAAGGCTTTCATTGTTGATAGCCGTGGTATCTTATTACAAATCAGTGAAGCAACTGAAAAGGTAATTAGTAAATATGATTATGCTAAATTGGCAGAATTCATTGGTAGCAAGGTTAATGAATTCATTAATCGTGCATTCCAAACTTTAAGTGATATTGAAGAGCAAGAAGATCATAGTCATCATCACCATGATCATACTTGCAATTGTGGATCTGAAGATAGATTTCAAAATCAAAATCCTAGATTAAATTTATTCAATAACTTAACTAATGGTGGTCAAGGTTATGAAGAACCTAAATACCAAAATAATGGGTATCCTCAACAACCTGTAGCTCCAGTTAAAGGTAAGTTATTTGAACGATTTACAAATGGTGATGCTCCAAAAGTACAACAAGAAGTATTTCAGGTAGATGACCATAGTGACTTCACATCAAGTCTAAAATATAATATTGATCCAAATACTGGAGCAGTTAGAGTATTCCATACTAAAACAGGAACTATTGATTTAGCAGATCAAGAAGAAATTGATGTACTTTATACAAAGTGCTTACAATTCCGTCAAGAATATGATGCGATGCTTAGAAGTAAAGTAGGGCAACCTATATACACAGGCAATCCTTTACAATATATGATGAATGGAGGAAAATTCTAAAATGATTAAGACCTATTCTGATGGCAGTCAAGGGTTTGACTTATCAGATCTTAGTCGTCCTGAGAATACTGAATTTATAAAGAATACTATTAAGAATTCTAATGCAAGATTCAGAAATTCTTTTATATCTCAAACATTAGATCTTAGAAATGCATACATTAATAAACTTAATAGCATCGCATGTGGTAATCCAGTTAGACCAGTTCCATGGAATGAGTCAACAGATGAAAACGAAATTCGTGAAATCTTAAAAGCTCATCCAGAATATGAATTAGATTATAATCTGGAGCTATATGAAGAAAAAATGTTAGCGATGGGATTAGATCCAACTGAAGGAATGTTTAAGCAGTTTCCTCCTGGGATGCCAGTATTGTCATCCGGTCGGGGCAAACATATTGCTTATATGGAACAAGTTAAGGATGAAGAAGGATTGAATACGCCCGAATTGGCAAATTTCTTGATTGGTGTATCCGATCAGAATGACCCAGAAATTACAAAGAAAGTTGAAGAAGATAATACTGATTATGCTCAATATGGTTATAATAATTATATGGCAAATCAATATATGATGACTTCTACAATTGGACAACCTCCAATATATCCAGGTACTTATGGGCCTAAACTCAATAGAGAAAATCTAGCAGTAATGGTAGAAGTTCCTATTAGGCAATATGGATATATTGAACCACCTAGAGATATTTCTAGAGAAATGCAAGATGAAAGCATTCCTTATGAAACTAGGTTACAAATTTATAATGATGCAGTTAGATATACTAATGAATATAACGAATATATGAAAGGTGCTTGGTATGAAGTAAACAAGCAAAATATCTATAATCAAATTCGTGAGTTAGTAGATCAACGAAATGTATTAGTTAATTCCCCAGTTTGGTATATGCAACCACAAGTTAGAGCAAGCTGGGAAAAGGATATTCAAAAGTTAGATGCAAAGATTGCAGAACTGCAACAGAATATTCCTAATCATCAGCAAGATAGATTCTGGCAACAAGAACAACAAATGCTAGAATATAACTATCAAGCTAAAAAGTATAATGATAATAAGATCAAATATGATCAATATCGTTATGAGCAATCTATCAATAATAGACCTGGAACTCCACAGTTTGTAACTGCAGATGATCTATATAAACAAGGATGTTGGTTTAATCCAAATACGAAAGAATGGTTTGACCAATATGGTAGAAATCTGAATAGACAAAAGGCCGCTATTGAAGATGAAAAGAACAGAGCGAAATATATTTATGAAAATGAAGTAGAAATCAATAACAGAAGAAATCAGTTATTAGAAAATGCTTTAATGTATAATAATATGGTTCGCGATGTAATGAGAAGTCAAGGATATGGAGAAGAAGAAATTCAAAGAGTTATTGATTCTGATCCATTTAGATTAGACTATAATCTAAACTATAATCCTGCTTATCAATCTGCTAGTACTTGGAATTCTTATATGGGTAGAATGTATCCATCTTATGAAAAGATCGATCCAGAGACTGGCAAGAATGTAGATGAATTAACTGCAGAGGAATTAGAAAACTATACTCAAAGAATGCAACTTAGAGCTAGAAATAATCAAGCAGCTAGTGCTATTCTTCTAACTCCTGAACAGTTAATGGCTATGAAACTTGGTGGTGGAGCAATGGTTAATGGTAGCATGAGAATGTGGACTATGAGAGCTCCATTGACAACTAAGCTTCAAGAGTTGAATGATAATTATGATGGAAAACCTAAGGGTATTCATCATATCTTCGACACAATGAGTCAAGTGATGCCTGCATATGAATATGCAATTAAGCATCATAGACCAAGAGATTTATCTGGATTCTACAATCATAAAGACTTTGATGATTGTATAGAAAACTTCGTTCATAAAACTCGTATTGGTAGAACTTCTGACCTATTAAATGAAATAGATAATAATCAGGAGTTTGCTAAAGCAATGAATGATGGAATCTTAGGACTATCTCTACCAGAAGAAATTGGATTTAACTATAATAAGCGTCGAGTAGAATATGATAATTCTATATTGGAGCAACTTCAGAAAGTAAATAAACCTCTTCCAGAAGGAGCTAAAATAAAAGATTATCATACTGAAACTTATAATGGTAAATCTATTAAGGAAATTCAAAAGGAGCAATATGGTAAAGCATTAGAGCGTGCAGCCAAGCTTAAATCATACTTCTCCCCAGATCTAGGAGGAACTTGGGATGCAGCTACAGTCAACAATAATTGATGATCTAGCTGGAAACTTAGATAACTCTAAAATCGATAAAAGACTTTTTGAAGTAGAATCTATTTATGATGGAGTAAACGCTGTCACTAAATTAGATTATGACTTTGAGAATCTTCAAGGGCCTATTATATATGATATCTTTACGGATGATGAACTTAAAGTAATCGATAAGATTATTCTTCATCCTAGAGATAGGTCCTTTAAAAAGAAATTCCAAAAGCTAGATGCTATTATTAAACCTAAAGGGTTTAAGAGATCTGGATGTGGTACTAATCGTGTAGTATATGAACCTCTCGATGATAATGTAGGATTTTGTGTAAAGATTGCATTAGATAGAGCTGGCAAGAAAAACAATCCAGATGAAATAGTTAATCAAAAGTATTTAAAGCCATTTGTTGCTAAGTGTTTTGATATTAGCCCAGATGGCAATGTTGGTATATTTGAGCGTGTAGTACCAATAGAAAATCTATATCAGTTTTGGTCAGTAAGAGATGATATCTATAATATAATGGAATCTATTATTGGTCGATTTATTATAGATGACTTTGGTACTAAAGCATTTAAGAACTGGGGTCTTCGTAAGGGATTTGGCCCAGTTTTACTAGATTATGCGGATATGTATATTTTAGATCCAAAGATCTTATTCTGTAATCATCCTACATATTTTGGTTCAAATGATATATGTAGAGGTGAGTTAGATTATGACGGTGGATTTAATAATATCATTTGTTTAAAATGTGGCGGTATTCATATGGCATCTGAATTCAAAGATGGACGTAAGAAGATCGCTTTGTTTACAAGAAAGAGAGTAATAGGCATGAGATCTAAAATTAGAATCTTTAAAAACAATGAATGTATTCTTGATACAGAAAAAGGTTATGCTTCTCAAACAGTAAATGAGGAGTTAGAATTAAATAAGCCTTCAGAAGAAGCTCAAAAAGAATTAGATCAAATTGAAGATCTTAAAGCTGAAGCTGAATCTATTGCTATTAAGAATCAAACTTTAGAAGCTAAAATCGTAAATGACCGATATGTACCTAAAGTAAAAGTTCGTCGAATTGAGGAAGATGAATCTACAAAGATCAAGATCTCCATCAGAGCTAACAATCCTGCAGAGAAAGAACAAGATAAATTTGCTGTAGAAAAATTAGATTTGAAACCTAGAGATCTAAGTCAAACTATGCATCAAAAAGCTATTAATATTATTAAAAATAATGATGTAGAAGTTGAACCAACAATCCCAGAATCCCCTAAACATGAGGAAATGGTAAAAAATGATTCTGTAAAAGACATTAATTTAAATAAAGAAGAGGAGACTACTGAAGTGGTTAAATTGTTAACATCTGATGAAATTTTAGCTATGTCTGAAGGCTTAAAAGACGCCGCAGTTGATCATAGAGAAGTTCAGGATACTGATGATAAATACTCTTATAATGAAATTTTAGAAATGGATAAGAAATTCACATATCTTTTGAAAGAAGCAGATGAGTCTAAGAATATGACTATTGAAAGCATTCTTCCAGCTTCATTTGCATCTTATACTGGTATTGATAACTTAACCAAACATGTAAACATTGGTCAATTCAAAGAATTACTTCATGATGAATTAGCCGATTGTGCAACTGTAATTCTTGATGCTAAGTTAGATTATGAAAACGACTTAGACGAAGAGGAATACGTTCCAAAAGCTCCAGTAAAACAACGTACTCGAGCTCGCATGCAATTTAGTAATAATTACTAAGGAGTGAAATCTGATGAATCAGATTTGTTTTACAAAGGATTTTCAGTATGCATTGAATGCATCTATGAATCCTAATTTTAGAGTTGTATTGGTAACGGAACACGCTCCGTTACCATTACAGCAAAATGCTAATATTGTAAGATTACCAAATCTTCTACCGCCATATTCTGTAGTATCAGAATATGTGGATAGAGGAGAAGATGCATTTATCGAAAGATACACTGATTATCTTTATACATTTGAGACAATCATGAATATCTATCTTTTAGGAAGTGCATTGTTAACAAAAAATATTATAATTTATACAACCGACGAGGAATGGGGAAATGGATCTATTCCTTTCATGGATGTATTAATTAGAGTAATGGTAGACATCTTGAAATTGGATATGAATACTGTAACAAATACCGAATATGGTTTATTCTTCAATCAAACCATGTACACAATTTTCAATGCAGCCAACCAATTATTTATGAATGGGTATATCAATAAGTCTAGTTTTGCTAAGTATCTTTCTGTAATCCCTATTCCTCAAGGAGCAATGGAATATTATTTACAAAATATGATGATTGATACATCCGATGTACCACCACAATTGTTAAATAATTTAGCCCAAAGTGTAATTAAAGCACAAGCAGTAGATCAAAATCTAATGCCAGCTATGATTACAAATGAGGAGGCTTAAATGAAATTTGTATTTTGTACTGAACCAATCTATCAATATTATCGTAATAATCTTTATGATAATACTCAGGATATGTTAGACAGAAAGTCTATCATTGAAGGTGGATATGATGATATAAAAGATCAACTTTCTAAGTTGGATGAAAATATTTACTCAGTACATTTAACTTCTGCGGATTATCCAAGAAATCCGTGGAATCAAATAGGTCAACTTGTAAAAAAGTTGACCTTAAATTATTTGATAGAAGATCCATTATTTGATGAAGCCTTTGCTGAAATTATATTTAATCAATCAGAAGAAGAGTTCTTTGAATTCTTTGATTTGATTTATAAATTTTATAATGGCAAAGAAGTCTTTGTTATTGTTGGAGAGGATGATTTTTCTGATATGGTAAACCAAATGGTTTGTCGAGTTATTAGAAAATCTTATGGTATTCAACCGTCTATAGTTTATGACTTGGATGATGTAATGAATCTCCGAGATGATATCAATTTTTCTCAAGAAGGAGCTAGAACTTTCCATATCCAGCTCCCTAAGTATTTTGAGTTATTAGGTCGTAGAGAAAGAGAGTATTTGAATATTTGGTATCCATTTGATATGGCCAATTATACAAATGCATTTGGTTAATTATCATGTATAATATTAATTTAGCACCATATTTTAGTGATATAACCATTATGATTCAAGAGCATATCTGTGTATATTATGCAAAAGACGACAGTGATGGATGGATTAAATCTTTCTTAAAGAATAATAATATAGATAATGATAATATCTTAGCAATCATTGATGGAAAATTGATAACTTATAATGTAGACCCAATGTATAGAGATGACAATATAGTTTGTAAAGAATATACCGATTATATTAGATTGGATGGTATTGTAATATTGATGGCTAGAGATATAATTAGATCTACTAGAGTTATATATGGCATTGATCATCCAATATATACATTACATAAAGATTATATGTTAAAATTCATTGAAGAAATAGTCAGAATTCTTGGAGTTGGAAATGTAGATTTAGCTATAAACAAAATAAAACAGTTTAGAAGTGCATATTTACATAGAGAGCTTCCAAAAGAATACTATAGAGAATTCAATAACTCATCTAAGTATACAGTTATTGATGATATCTGTAGATATGGTTTGATCGACATCGATGAAGATCAAAAAGGATTGATTGATATTTCTTATAATGAAAAAATCATACGATATTTATATAGTCTAGTTGCAGGTCTATATTTGAAGTAAAAACAATATCCCCATAGGAGTTTAACTCCTATGGGGTATTTCTTTTTTTTTATTTTTTGCTTTTAAATCCTTTAATTGCAGAATTGTTTTTAGCAGCATAAAGAGAAATATTCAGGAATATACGTTTAGCTATCAAGTCAGGGATAGCTTCACTTTTATAGAATAATTTCAATTTATTTATCATCGTATCCGAAAGTCGGATAGCAACTTCATTAGATACGAATAATCTAATCTTCGCTTCGATATCTTCATTGATATAAGTAATACTATCAATAGCATTAATAATAGTATACTCATTAATAGCATCGTTGATAATTCCATCTAATGCACTATTAACCTCGTTGATATTAATTCCAATAGATAACTGCAATGCAGTCAATTCATTATCAACTCGTTTAGAATATGATTCAATATATTTTTTTATAAGTTTATTAGCTATAAATATAACTACAGCTATTAGAACGTAGTTAATTATTTGCTGAATGGTTAACTCCATATTCATTCATGACACTCCAATCTTGAATTCTATCTCTAAGTTTTAGGAGTTCACCAGTTTTAGTATCTCCTAAAGAAATAGCATAATTAAGATAATTTATTAACTTGTTTGCTATTTCAATAGTTATACCATATCTATAGTCTTCTAAGAATTTAGGCCAATTACCAATACACATATCAGGATGAAGATACATTCCATTTGCATTATGAAATACTTGATGAGCCGTTAAAGAAAGCATAACTAATTGTACTTCATTACTAGTATGAACTTTCTTAAGCATATTAACTAAGTCGTAAGAAGTAATATATCCAATAGTATTAATTGTATGCTCAGTAATAATGACTGCAATATCAAATATAGTAAGCATATTATGATGCATTTCTATGGTTGCCATTTCTGCAGATATATTACTATGTAATTGACAATGGTCTAGCCCTAGATTCATTAGATAAGATTTATAGTTTTTATAGCATCTAGATTTTCTAAATCTAGAGATTGCATTCTTTATAAAGTTGGAATATAGATCAATATCCATCAAAGTATATTTAGTTTGATAGAATGATAATTCATATGGTACATATGGAGAACGAATAGTCGGATTTACCGGATCTTTTCGTAACTCCAAGTCAGGAAATTCGTTCATTTTACTATGCTCCTTAGGTATTAATTACTACCTATATGTTAAATATAGGCCTCTATATGGGTCACATATTATTAAATTACATATAAATTCTCTCTGGGAGGAGGATATTTATTTTATGAAAGAAGCTAATATGGGCAAAGTTTTTACAGACTATCCGTTTGTAGATGTCCTAATATATTATGTAAAACAGTTAGCTATGTATTGCATAGTAAAATCTGAAACTGAAGCTTCTGCAGCTGAAACTTTACGTACTGAATATATGGGAGATCTGTTTATTCAGTCCATTGAAGGAACTGCAGATTGGCGATTATATGATTATAACCAAACAATATTATCTAAGATCGGATTGCCTGCAAACTTAATGGATGTTTGTATTGCAGATCCAGATAATATTCCAGAGGAATTTAGAGAAGCTGCTAAGAAAGAAGCATCTGATAATTTCTTAAGAAACTATATTGAGGAAAATGAATACTATCGTAAGATTATGGGTATACCAATGCTTGGCGATTCTGGATTATTAGTTCCAGAAGAATTCCGTATAGCTAATATTGGTGTAGACTATAATATTCCTCTCCATTTGATGAAAGATTCTGCTATTAATATCTTAGAAGAACGTGGTATTTGGGATAATATATTAGCAAGATATACAGATGATAAATATGCATATCTTAAATATATTAAATCTGGCGTTGATAATTATAAAGCTAGAAAAGCAGAAAACTTCCAATTATTATTCTTACCAAATATTGATAATACTGTAGTAAAAGAAAAGTTCCAACGCAGATTCTCTGTAAATAGAGCTTATGCTTTAACTACACTTTATTCTGAAGCTCATAAATTTGATAGCAAATATTATGATGCATGGATGACTATTTTTATCATAGTACAAACTATGATAGACATGATTTCAGAAGTACAAGATCATATTATTAATTTAGATGTATTTGATGAACGATGTGTTCGTTATATCTTCCAATCTCATGGTATACCATACTATAATGAAATCCCATTATATTATCAAGTAAGAATGATGCGGAGACTTCATGAATTACTTAAATATAAATCAACTTCTAAATGTATGGTAGATATATGCTCTCTATTTGGGTTTGATGATCTTAGAGTGTTTAAATATTATCTTCTAAGAGAACGTGTTGTAGATAAAGATACAGAAGAATATGTATTCAACTACAAAACTAAAAAGATATTAGATACAGATCAAAAGATTCAAACTCATAAAGAAGTAGTTACAGGATTTACTGGTAATAATATTAGAATACCATTCCCATCTGAAGGCTTCCTTGAAAAAGGCGGAGCCATGCTAGTTAATTTAGATGGTAAACGTATTCGAGAAGATCAATATGAAATTGTAAATGGTAATCTACGATTTAAAGATCCAAATGTACTTCAAGGAAAAACTAAGTTAGAATTCTTATTCTATTCTAATGATTCATTTAATGAAAATATTAATGAATTGGATAAATATAAGATCATTACAGAAACTAAAAATTTCCCAATAACTGATAAAGATCAAAAGGTGTTTAATATAACCTTCCCAGTTGCAGACTACTTTAAAAAAGGTGGTATCATATTTGTAACTGCAGGCTCTACATTTATTGATCAAAAGCGTTATACTTTAGATCTAGAAAATAATACATTAACTTTTAACGATGATGAAGGTAATTGGTATGAAAAAGGAGCTAGAGATATCTCCATTATCTATATCCACTCCGATCAATTCCAAATTAAAAGTAAAGTATTAGAATATACATATCCTGGACCTAGCCAGGCAATACCAAGCTTTGATATTCCTGAACCATATAAAGATTATATTCGATATGGTGGTGAATTCTTTGCACTCCAAGGTTCAGTATTGTTACCTAAAGATAGATATTTTATCAAAGATAAAAACTTCTCATTTGTATCTGCAGATGATAAGATCATCAAAGATAGAACTATCACCTTCAATAATATTTATACTGAAGGTAATGAAGTTGAAATGGAAGAATCTTGGTTTGAAACCAAGGTAGATATTCCTGGTGTTCAAGATTATAAGGTTACTGTGCCATTTGAAAACTATACTGAAAGTGGTTATTTACTTGAAGTATTTATTGATGGTAACAAAGTTAGATCATCCGAATATACATTCTTGAAGAATAATATTAAGATTATTGATCAAACTAAAGTAATGAGACCTGGCGTAAGAATTCAAGTTCACTTTGTATATGCTAAAGATAGAACTAAAGCTAAAATTAGTTCTTTAAGCATTCCAATTGAAAAGAAAACTTATGCTTTCAAAATTAAATTCCCATATGATGGATATGAATATCGTCATGATAAATGGTATTTGACAGTAGATGGTATGATTATCGAACCATCTAAATATAAATTGACTGGTAATGTATTATCATTCAATGATCCACAATATTATCTAACTTCTAAAAATGTAGTAGAAGTTAAATTCATCAGATATGATGAAAATACATATTCTATCCACGTTACAGAAGAAGATCTATTGGTTAGAGATCAAGAACAAAAGTTATTCACTATTAACTATCCATTCTATAATTACCAACGAAGTGGTAATGGTATGATAGTTACTGTAGGTGGAGTTGTTGTTGATCCAAGTAGATATACTCTACTAAATAATACAATTCAATTTGATGATACTGTAGTTTTAGATAAAGGACGTTCTGTACATTGTATCTTTGTTTATAATTCAGTATATGATAATTTCAATAATTATATCAGAAGTGAATATAGTTTATACGATTTAGCTAACGGAAGCAAAATCGTAAAAATACCATTCCCTTATGATAACTTCTTAGAGTCTGACAATAATAACCAAATGGAAATTATGTGTCAAGATGGAACTCTATTAGAAGAAAATGTAGATTATGAAATTATAGATGATCAAGCTATTTTTAGTGATACATCTAAAATTCTTTCTCATGGCGATAATATAATCTTTAACTTTACTTATATTAATGCTAAGAAGAAAGAAATATATATCGAAGATACATCTAAGAACTATGATCTAAAGTTTGTTAAAGTTCCACTAAAACACTCTGCAGATAATTACCTTAGAGATCAATCTAAATATATAGATTATGATAGATTTACAGAACCTGACTGGTTATGGATAAATGAATTTAATCCTGTAGATATAAAAAATAAAATTCTTGAAAAAGAATTTAACTATGCTCGGACTAAATATATTTCCATAGATACAGTCATGTCTATGAATAATCTATCATTCATGATTCCATACTTCTTTAACTTATTCTTTGATAATTATAAATTAGAAGATAGATTGAGATTACAGCTTCCTAATATTAAGCAAGATAAAAACTATAAATTATCTTCTATATTGTGTATGCTATTCTCTTTATCTTATGCATATTATAATATCGAAGATAAGATTCAAGATGAAACAGTTCCAATTATGTATATTCAAGGATTTAACTTTGAAACTGATTTGGCTATGTTGAAAAGTGATATCCTTAAGAAATATGGTTATACATTTGAGGATCTTAAAATTGGAGAATTTGAAAAACATAATTCAAGTACTACAATTAAAGGTTTGATGAATATGTTTGAGCATAATACTAAGATTTACGATACAGTAGTAAAAGGAATGTATTATGCAGATAATAAGAGAATTTATGATGCATATAAAGCAGTATATAATGCTCTTATGATTCGTAAATATTCTAAGAAGTTTTTTACAACTAATGGTGTAGATGTAGCTAGAACTTATAGTGAATATCTATACTATCAAGATAAAGATCTTTATAATATTATCGAATATGCTAAATCTATTGGTGATGATTCTGAACGTAAGAAATATATTACAAATATGATCATGTCTGTTGTTGGATATATTGAAATCTATTTGGGTTCATCTGAATATAGAGAGCTATTCAATAGCTTGCCAGGTATTGGTATAGATTATATAAAAATGTATGTATCTAAAGTTATTGACTTCTTTAAATCTTATAAAGTTGAAATAGCTGGATTAAATACAGTATACAATTTCAATAACCGATATAAACAATATATCAAACCTATTGATATTATTAAATTATTGGTTAAGATGCCATTAGAAGATTTTGAATTATTCTATGATGGCTTTGAAAAATATATAATTAAGTCTAGGAAATATGATAGAGTAACTCAAGAAGATATGATCTTTATTATGAGATACTTCATGAAGAAATTCAAGTTTAAAGACTTTGGTGTTAATGAAAGAGATAAGAAAAATAAAGTTAAGATATTTGATAAGAATAGAATTCATTCTGTCTTAGCTAAATATGATGATCTCCGTCATTTAATTACTAAAGAAGTTTTAACTTATTTATCTCGTGTAAATATTTTTAATGATATCGTATCTGATATATTTGATATCATCAAACCTAGAATTAAATATAAACCTAAAGATAAATATAATATGATTGACCGTATCTATATAGATACTTACCATAAAAAGCCTTAAAGGTCAACATAATAATAAATTTTAAGAATTAAATTGGAGGTAAATATAGATGCGTGAGTTAAACATCGCAGAATTTAGTCACTTCAATGATAAGACTAATGTAACAACTGCAACTCATAGAGGAACAGATGTTAAAGTCTACGTTGGTGGCACAGATATTCTATTATATCGCGGAACTAATAAGATTATTCTTCCTGGTGCAGAATTTACTGCAACTCAACACTTTGATATCCCACGTCAATATATTACTCCATCTTACAACACTGAACTTAGCTTAGAAAATTCTGTATTTGAAACTCCAAGTACACCTGAAAAAGTTTATTTGTTCTGCGTTGGTACAGATGGGTGTGGTCGTGAAAACTCTCAAGTATATGAAGTAAACTATGGTAAATGGTGTGCTCCTGAATATTTGGTACCATTCCGTTATCCTTTGATTACTGAAGATATCACTGAAGCTAAAAAAGAAATCTACCATGGTCGTAAAGTAATTGGTAATCGTGTTGCTTATTACTTCAAACAATTCGAATCCAAACCAGTTAAAAAGGTTCGTTTCGAAGATGGTACAACAGTTGATGCTACTGTGTATAAATCTACAAAAGAATCTGAAATTGAAACTTTCGTAGAAATCAATCTTAAGATTACAGAAGAAGAATGCCGTGAGTATTTCATCAATACTGTAGGTATCAATGAAGCACGTATTAACACAATTTCCTTGTGTACTGCTTGGAAGAAAGAAATCAATGGTAAAGAATATTATCAAGATATTCGCCCATTGACTAAATATAATATGCCTAATGAACAATTAATCGAACTTTCCAAAGGTTTAGATATTGTTTATCAAATTTATTATTAATAAAAATATCCCCATAGGAGTTGAACTCCTATGGGGTATTTCTTTTTTTATTTTTCACTATTTAGATACTTAGATAGTATGTAACGGGAATTGATATCTTTAACAACTTCATCTACATCTTCTGGATTCATATATTGAAGAACCATTTCTGCCGCAGAGTTAAGCATTAATTTAACTGCAGACTCATCTTTGGTTAAGAATAATGCACCAGTAGCAAAAGATGATAACTTATCAATCTCTTTATTTTGAATACAGATAGACATAAATAAAATTAATAATTCTAAGTTAGCTAAGTTATTAGTATGAGCCATAAACTCAATAACTAATCCTAGAACTTTATCAAATACCGCAAAAGTTTGTCTAATAGCCAATAATAAACATTCATAGCCACCTCTGGATAAGTTTAATTCAGGGATAGGAATATATTTGGTTAAGATATTAATATTTTCATAAGCTTCGTTTTTGATAGCAATATATAATAACTCATTTGTATCAAAATTTACAGAAGAATAATTAGAAAGAATATCATCTAAAATATTTGAATATTTTTCTTTCTCTAAAACTGCTTTAACAATTTGATCGAAATTATATTTTGTATCGGTTTGGATGTTTATTAAAAATAATAATCTATCATGTTTATCCGTAATATAAATCATATCATCTAGAAGGCTATTTAGGCTACCTGAACCATCACCCTTCCGATCATATTTAGAAGCTATTTTATTAAGTAAAGTCATTCTATTTACCTCCAAACCAATAAGTATAGGTACATCCAATTTAATTGGATGTACCTAATATTATTATTTATATGATTTAAATGGATTGATTCTAAATGCAATCATTGCCCTATTCTTATGAGTATATTCTTTACTACCAGACAGTTTCCAGCCTAGATAGATATCAAATAAGAATTCTTTTTCGATATATGGAATACACCAATATTCAGAAGACTTAATACAGAAATATCTGTTGATTCCTTGAGAATCATTTAGGAAAGATACACAAAATTCTTTACCTTTATCACGTTCAGATTCTAATACTATTTGGGTATCTCCAACGTAGTCTATACCTAACCAATAATATGCAAATCCATATCCTGTATTTCTATATAACCAAGTAAGTCTACAGAAATATCTTTGAATACGTTCAATAATAGTCATGTCTTCACTAATAATTTCTATATATCCAGGAATCATTTTTGTATCAGTCTTAACTTCTGGATGATAAACGTAATATTTAGTAAAGTCATACTTAAAGATGGATAGTACATGATTTTCGTAAATCATCCAATCTACATCTAAGCAATTATCATATGTTTGCCATAATCTAAAGCATTTAGGTAGATTACCATATTTATCAGCAAATAGAACTACTATAGGATTAGTAATATAACAAAGTAGCATGAATAATAATTGAGCTACTACACAAACTATATATTCTAAAGTGGCCAATTCGTATAAGTATTTAAATGATTTCTTTGTATGATCTAATTCCATCTATTAGCTCCCACTTTCTTCAATACCAATAGCTTTGAATGTGCCATTAGTACCAAGACGAGCTTTTTCTACACCATTGAAGCTAAATACTAGAGAACCATCATTATCTGGAATAATTTTCCAACCACCGGATAAGTTCAAAGGTTGACCAGCAGCAATAGATGCTTTAGTTACAAATAAATTATCCATTTCTGTTCTATTATATAGATCAGCTAATTTCTTATTTTGATATTTAGTTACAAAATAACGATCATCGCTTTGTTCAATAATAGATGCAGGTAGAGTTGCAGGAAGAGTATAGTTATTAGCCCCAGCTTCGATACCATCTAATTTAGTTTTATCTTCCTTACTCATTTTACCATCTACATTACCAGATGCTAATGGAATAGAGTTAGCAGAGATAGCAACCCAACTCTTACCATCATAACGATAAGTAGTATTATCAGATGCTACGTTTACAGTCCAACCTTTTTGAGGATTTGGATATGTAGTAGACAAAGCACCAACAGAGTCAACTGTTTCTTTCCAATCCAATTCAGATTTAACTGCATTGATCTTAGCATCAACTTCAGCCTCAGTAATGCCGCCATTAATGATACGGTCTTTTTGAGTTTTAGTCAAGAATTGACGATCATTAGTTTCAGTAATCATTGCCGCAGGGATACCAGTAATTTCCATGGATACGTTTTCGGAGCCATCAAATGCTACTGTACCACCTTCGATACCAGTAAGAGTAATATTTCGTTTAGTATTTAATTTACTTGCTGTAGCAGCATTCTTAGAAATATTAACATCAATCATATCTGGGTTACGAGCTTCAACTACATGACCTGCACGGTCTACAGTTACGGCTAACCATTCTTTAGCAGATAAGTCTTTAGATGTATTTGGATGAGTATATACAGTATCAGTGAATTTAGCATTAGCTGGAACGTCGGCATCTACAGTATGACCATTGATACGGCTTACAGAAATATTAGAACCAAGTTCAGTCAAGTTAATTGCTAATTCAGTTACGTTTAATTCAACGTCATTAGTACCGTCAATGATAATTGGATCAGCTTTGATCTTACCAGATACAGTCATTTTAACAGGACGTTTAAACTTTTGAGCAGTAAATGCTTCTACGTTAGACTGCATAAAAGAAATTGCATTATTAACGAATTTAGTTGTAGCAAGTTGATCTGTGCTAGTGCCAATTTCAGCAGTTGGTGCTGTAGGAACTCCAGTCATAATTGGAGATTCTTTTAAGAGCAAGCTATTAAGTTGAACGCCACTAATTTCATCAGCAGATTGAGCGTGAGATGCAGTACCGCTAATATTAATAGAGTAAGTACCAGCCAATAATTCTACTGGTAAAGTACCTTTGATTGCAGTAACGTCAACACGGTCAACTGGTAATACTAAATCATTAGTACCATCAAATGCAACAGGCTCAGAATGAGCTTTACCAGAAATAGAAATATTCACTGGACTAATTAATTTACCAGTAGCAAGAGATTTACTTGGAGTATAACTTTTAAGAGCACCAACTACGAAGTTAGTTGTTGCTAATTTTTCACTAGCATCACCTTGAGATGGTGTTGGAGCTGTAGGTACACCTGTGAAGTTTGGAGAATCATTAGGAGCTTTGCTATCCCAATTATTTCTATCAACTGCAGAGATGTGAACTTTTTTATCAGCAATATGTCGGTTTAAATCATATGTAATTAGATCAGAAGATTCTAGAATTCTTTTCTTTAGACCAGGAGTGAGATCTTCAATATCTACTTTATCGAAGTTACCATTAAAAACTTCCATTTATTTTCTCCTTTCGAATGCAATAGATAATCAGTTACCTTTATGTTTTAACAATACAGTAACCCCTGGTTTTGCTTATTTAACCGTTATTAGGGGTAAATAAATTACATAAAGGAGGTCTTATATTGGGACTATTACGAAGCTTAAAAGCTAACATGGCCTTAATTTGTATGGGTTTCGGCTTGCTTGCTGCTACATTAGTTTTAGCATCTTGGTTATATGGCTATTGGTCTAATGGCCTATATGGTACTAAGTTTGAAATTGATAGCTGTTGGCAAGGTCTATCTGCATGCGGTGTAGGCTTAATTGGTCTATTTAAATGGTTAGTTGATAGCTCTAAGAACTCTCCAGAAGGAGAATTTCCTATTGCTCCACGTGGTGGACTAAATACAATTTTAAGTCCTTTAGATGCAATGATGCCAACTGCACCTGCAGAAGAAGAACACGTTAAAGTTGTTTTAGAAAATCCAGAACCAGTTAAGAAAGCTGAAATTATTGAAGAACCTAAAGATCTTTCTACTACTGATAGCTTAGTAGATATGGCTAAAGATGCTGCTTTAGAAAAAGCAACTCAAAAAGTATCTATGAAAATGCACGATCTATTAAAGAAAAAATAATAGGGGGATTTTTATATGGCAGAATTTGGCTGGTTATCAGCAAAATATGAATCCGATGGTGACGCTGGCACAATCTCCAGTGGTTGGGGAGATCCAGGCGGTAAATCCTATGGTATTTATCAATTATCTAGTAATGCTGGATCTTTGGAAGAATATGTAGATTGGCTCCAAGAAAATGAGTATTGGTTCGGAGCAGAGTTAGCTAAACATGAGTTAACTTCTGCAGAATTCGATGCTGCTTGGAGATGGTTAGCATATTCAGAAAATGGCCATGACTTCAAAGAATCTCAAGATCGTTATGCTATGAGCATTTATTATAATCCAGCAGTTCGTTATTTACGTGGTGCTGGTTTTAATATCGAAAACCATCATGACATCATGAAAGAAGTTGTCTTCTCTCGTGCAATCCAATATGGCCCTGGTCAAATTGTAGATATGTTTACAGATGCTGTTCATTATCTTGGATGGCCAGATCTTTCGTATGTAGATGCTGAAAGATTTGACTATGATATGGTAATGAATATTTATCTTAAAGTATGCTCTTCTTGGGAATGGAATCATTCTGCATCCAGAGATTCTTTAAATTACAGATTTATGCATGAATGTAGAGACGTACTAGATGTACTTGAAGCTGAAGCTTAAATAAAATTACCCCAATGGATCTTGGTATCCATTGGGGCTAATTGCCTATTTTGAACATATACGTAATAAAAATTATTACGTAAAGGAGGATAAATAATGGCAGAATATAGTTCAGAATTGGATAAGATTACATATGCTGAATTAGCCTTATCTCTTCAGAATACAATTAAGAATAATCTTGCTCATACTAAAGATCAAGATATTCATGTAACACAAGAAGATAAAAATAAATGGAATCAGATTTCTGATATTCCAGAGGCAACAGAAACCAAAAAAGGTGCTTTAACGCCTCAAGAAAAAATTAAACTTAAAAATATTGAAGAGCGAGCAAATAACTATACACATCCTACAAGTGGAGTTACTGCTGGCCAATATATCCAAGTAGAAGTTAATGCTGAAGGTCATGTAGTGGCTGGACATAACCCTACAAAAATTAATACTACATGTGAAAATGCTGATAGACTTGGTACTATTCCAGCAGATTCATATGCTAAAGTAAACTCTCCTTCTTTTTTAGGTATTCCTTTAACAACTACTCCTAAACCAGATGCTCCATCTACTCAGATAGTTAATATCGAATATCTAAATAGCCAGCCAACTTATATTAGACAAAAGACTGCCCCAGAAAAAGCTCTTAGTGGTAAATTATGGATTGGTAATAATAATTGTCTTAATGCATATAATAATGATGGATGGCAATCTGTATTCTCTGAAGTAGCATTATCTATTAATGCTTTAAATGCAACTGTTGATCAACCAACTTCTCCTAATGACTATTCTAGTCAATTAAAGTTTACCGGTAAACGAAAAATTACTGCATTAAAATTAACTAATATAAAGGCAACAACGTCTGAATATGCTACAGTTATTGGTATGCGTGCCGATAATAAAGAATTAGCATATGAATTCATTTGTATTGATAATTATATTTACATGCGAACTGGTAAAGGTGATACATGGAATAATGCTATCTCCATTATCAAAGACTAAGAGAGGGTAATATAATGGCAAAGAATATGGCCCTATCTTTTAGGGAGCAAAATGGTAGTTTTGATAATCAATTAGATAAAATTACCACAAAAGAATTAAATACATTATTGAATGAAAAAATCAATAATGCATATGCTCATCAATTTGATGAAGTAAAACACGTTACGGCTGAAGAACGTACTAGATGGAATAATATAGTAAATACGTTCAATCCTGCAACGCAATCTACTGATGGTTTATTTTCTGCTCAAGATAAAGTTAAACTTGACGGTATCGCTACTGGAGCAAATAAATATGTACATCCTCAAACTGGTGTAGTAACTGGTACGTACACTCGTGTATCTGTTAATCCAGAAGGTCATGTAATTTATGCTGATAATCCAAATAGACTAGATATAACTGCAGCTAATGCAGAAAAACTTGGTGGAGCATTCCCAAGTGAATATGCTAGACTTGCAAGTCCTACATTTACAGGTGTAGTTAAGATGCCAGATGTTACTATGACATCTAATGCTAGCTCTCCTGTAACTATCAAATTACTTCAAAGCTATGTAAGTGAACAACTTAATCGTAGCTGGCCTATTGGTAGTATCTTTATTACAGTTTCTAATATCAATCCAGCTAACTCTATTGGTGGTAAATGGAAACGTATCGCAGAAGGCCGTTGTTTAGTTGGTGTAGGAGAATCTCAAAATGTAGATATTAAATTACGTCAAACTGGCGGTGCTTGGTCAACTCAATTAACAACAGCTCAATTGCCAGCCCATAATCATCATATTGGTGGAAGTATAAATACTAATGAAGCTGGTGACCACACTCATAAATTACAAAAGAAAGGCGGCATGGAAGTAGATAGAAGTGGTAATGATTTACCATACACTGCAATTGATGTCGGCGATAATACACCATATAATAATTCATTCACTGACTTATGGACTGAAAATGCAGGAAACCATAGCCACAGTATAACTTTGAATTTATGGACCGATCAAACTGGTAGTGGCAATGCTGTAAATTTAGCACAACCATTCATTGGTGTATATATGTGGGAACGCATAGAATAGAAAGGTAGTTAATATGAATAGACAAATTGAAGAAACAAAAAGTTATCTAAAAAACTATTTTTATAATAATAAGAAGACTATTATCGTTGGTCTTTTAGGAATCATCTTTTGTGTATCATTTGGTGGATTCATTACATATCAAATTATGCAACGTCAGATAGAACAAGCAAACCAACGAATTGAAGATTTACGTGCTTCTCAAACAGATGAAGAAATGGCTCGTGAAATTCGTTTAGTTAAAAATGCAGTAGAAGATCTTAGACAAAATAAACCTGTAATTGAAAAGATTGCTGGAACTAATACTACTGAAATTCGTTATATAGAAAAAGAAAAAGTAGACGATCCAGATGTTGATATTCAACATGCTAAACCATCTGCTAAAGTTCGTTATAACGATCAAACTTATGATATTCCAATGCAAACTAAAACTACAACTTCTAAGAATCCTGATGGTACGGTAAAAATTACAGAAGGTCAAGAATTGACTATTGATACAACTGCAATTGTTAATCGTCAAATTGCAGCTTATCAATTGAATATGGAAGACAAACAACGTGAACTTGAAAAAGAATTAAAACACGTTAAGACTCAAAATAAAATCATTAAAGGTGTTGGCGCCGTAGCTGGTACTGCAGTAATTTATTCTGCTGTCAGAAACGCTTTAGATAAGCATTAAAAACATAATAATAGTTATCTAAGCGCAGTGAAAGAGGTGATCAGCCCCATATGATTTCAGAGCTTAATGAACTTCTACATAACTTAGGAAGATTAATAAATGACTTTGGGCCATATGTATTTGGTTTGGTCGCATTATTAGTTATAGTAATCTTATTGTTTGTAGTTTTATTATATTTAGTAAAATATATAACTAAAGGCGGTAATACTAAAGAACTGACTGATCAGATATCTTTATTACAATCGCAATTAAATAATCTCCAAGGTAATAATCAAAATGGTGTTAATCCTAATGCTATAAAGTTTACACCTGAGAGACAAGAAAATTTAATGAATGTATTTCTACGGATTAATAATAGTCTTAAGCATACTTGTAGAGAGTTGCTTAATGAAATTGAATCTGATAGGGTAGCATTTTATTTATTTCACAACGGGACCCATTCTACTAGAGGGGTTCCGTTTTTAAAAACTTCTTGTATTTGTGAATTTAGTAAATCTGGATATAATGCATATCATCTTATCCAAGAGCATAAAGATCTACCAATTTCATTTTTAGGAAGTCTTGTTTCTGACTTAGTTGAGAAACGAGAATTCGTAATATATAAGAATGATACTATAATGGATGCTTTCATTTCTAGAATCATTCTAAATGAAGAAGATAAAACATGTTTATTCTGTGGTATATTTGATCCTGATAGTGGTGAAGTATTAGGATTTATAACTGCAGAATTTAATAATGTAACAAAATTTGATCCTGACGATCTAAGAGAGAAACAGGAAGAATTGAGAGAGATTTCTAAGCGTACCATTTCGGCTATGCAAGTAATTTCTGCTTTAAAATAGAGGAGGATTAATAGTGGCTAAGCCAGATATATTAACACGCCTAAAAAATATCGATGGAACAGCCGGCGATGAAGAAATTGTAGTATTCTCCGGTTCCAGCGGGTATAAAGTTAAATCTAGTGGACTTAGATTTGGCTCTGTTATGGAAATCGTTTCTAATAATAGAAACGTATTATCCCATATCAATAATAACAAAATTCATGTAACTCAAGCTGAAAAAGAATCTATCACAGAGGCAGCTAATAAGGTTAATGATCATATTGCTGATACTACAATTCATATTTCTGCTGTAGATAGAGCTACATGGAATGCTAAAGAAACTGAAGAAGGAGCTCAACAAAAAGTAAATATTGCATTCTCGGTTGCTAATAAGCATATCCAAGATAAATCTTTACACGTTGTCTCTTCTGACCGTTTAAATTGGAATAATAAATATACGAGAGAAGAAATTGATAATAAATTCTCTCAAATGCAATATGATAATGTATGGAAAGAATCTGTAGATGTATTTGAAGAATTAGCATCTAAATATCCATCTCCTCAAAAGGGCTGGACTGTTACATGTAACTCTGATAATATTACTTATCGTTATGATGGAACTAACTGGATTCCAATTTCTGCTAACTCTATCCCATTAGCTACAATTGCAGTTGATGGTAAGATGAGTAAAGAAGATAAAGCTAAATTGGAAACTGTTGAAATGAATGCTAACCATTACGTTCATCCAGACAATCCTAATGTAAGACACGTAACCGATGGTGATAAAGCATACTGGTCTGCTAAAGCAGAAGACCGTGTTGCTTCATATCAAGCAAATGGTTTGATGTCTAAAGAAGATAAATATAAATTGGATTCTATTGAAGAAGGTGCAACAAACTTTGTTATGCCATCTGAATTGGATCCACAAATTATCAAACAAGATGAAACACATCGTTTTGTGACTGATAAAGAAAAAACTGATTTTGCTAATAAAGCAAATAAGAACTTAGCTACAGAACAGCTTGATGGTTTAATGAGTCGTTACGATAAAGTAAAAGTTAACAGTATTGAAACCAATGCCAACTATTACGTTCATCCTGAAACTCATGAAGCTACAATTATTAAACAAGATCCAACTCATAGATTTGTATCTGATGAACAAATCTTGGCTTGGACTAATAAAGCAGCAGCTCAATTAGCTGATGCTGAGCATAATGGTCTAATGACTAAAGAAGATAAGGCTAAGCTGGATGGTATTGCAGCTGGTGCTAATAATTACCATTTACCAGAAACCTTGCCTCCTACAATCATTAAACAGGATGCTAATAATCGCTTCTTTACAGATCAAGAACGTGAAAAACTTAGTTTGAAGAAAGATATGTCTGCATTCGTTGTAGGCAGTGGCGTATTTAATGGTACTGAAGGTACTATTATTAACCATAGTTTTGGTAATACCTCTTTCTCTGTATCCATCACCCCAACAACTAATCCAAATGGCCAACTAGGTGAATATTGGGTTAAGAAAACTAATACATTAGTTGTAGTATACTGCTCTGGTGCAGGTAAGAATATCGAATTCGATTATTGCTTAACTTATTATAACTAAAAAAAATATCCCCATAGGAGTTCAACTCCTATGGGGTATTATTTTATTTAAAAGGATCTATTCCTGCATTATTATCTGTAACAGTTGTAGCCTGAATACGTTTCTTCTTAGCATTATCTAATGTAACTAATGCATCATTGAAGTATTCTTTATTCATATAAACTACAAAGTCAGATAATACATGTTCAACTGGAACTCTAGTGGTTAATTCCATTTTATCCCAGTCTAAATCGTATTCATATTCTTCATTATTATTGAATACTTTGAAATCTAAGAATGCTGATGGAGAAATAAATGTTTTCTTACAAGCATTTATGATTCTCATGATGTTAATATCACCTTCAAAGATTTCTCCGAATTTAACTGTTAAAGGTTTAGATTTATCTTCCTCTTCATATGTAGTAGTGATAAATTGATCCCAACCTTTAGAGTTAGTATTAGGAATATTGGAGAAGTTAACTACATAAGTAGTTAATTGACCATTTTCATTAAATCTCATGAAGTTATTATGCTTCATACTGAAATAACAGAATATTTTAGGAGCTGGGAACCGCATTTCTGCATTGAAGTCAATATAATAGTTAGAAGTAACTTGGTTTTGACGTTCACCATCATCAATATTCATATCAGGTACTTTTAGATGTACATACATATTTGATGCACGTAAGAAGAACTCATTTCTACCATTGATAGTTCTTAATTTATAAATAAATGGAACTTCTGAGTGCTTATTTAGATAAGCTAAGAATTTGAATGGTTCTTTAATAACTTTATTATCTATATCTACATCAAATCCAACTTCTTCAGCTAAAGTATAAAGCATATCATATGGTACATGGATATCCATATCAGTATAGTATCCACTTGTAGCACCAACTTTATATGCCATCTTCATATACCGCATCAAATCTAATTGTTTTGCTTTAGTATTTACTTTAACCTTTACGTTAAATTGGAATAGTAGTTGATCTAATGAAATACCAATATATAAATCTTTCTCTAAGTCTTTAAAGAAAGTATCACGATAATTAAAAGTCCTAGCATAGTAGTTTAGATCATATTGATTTACATCAATACCATCTCTATTGAAATCTATATCCAATGTAGGGATAATAGCAATAGCTGGCTTACCACGTTTGATTAATTCTCGTTCATTAATATTAGCAAATTCATCGAATAGATGTCTACCATCAATATATACAGTCTTAAAGTATCCTTTATCAAATTTACCAAGAATCCAATTCTTAAAGAACTCCACAGCTACAGAATAAGCATGGCTAGCACTAGGAACGCATAGATTCTTTAATAAACTCTTATTCATCATTTGCCCAATAGTTACAGGGACAAGAGTTGTTGGATCAAATCTATATTTAGGATTATCAGACCATAAAGTATTATTAGGGTCTTTCATCTTATCATTATTTGATATTTTCTTTTTAGGATCTAGGAATGTATGGACCCCTGGATCTGTGTCATCTATATTCTCTTGAATAAGAATAGGGACAGTGCCATCACTATCAGGACCTAGTGGTTCAGGTATGTAAGTATCAGTTCTTAATGGCAATTTATTCACCCCACTTTATCAAAATTTACAAAAAAAAATATTACCGTAATGTTGGGGAATGACTCTTATAGCCATTCCCCTAATTACAGCCTTATTAACTAATTCTTTTAATAAGTACCGTGGAAGTATCATTACCGCCCATTGCTGTAATCACCACCTTCCACGATGATGATGGCTATCATTTCACCATCATCGTCTGGAATCAGTTCACCTGATGCCAGTTCCGGATCATCTTTAACGTCAGGCCGGAGCTTATAAAGCGCCTGACTGAACTCGGGTAAGAGTTCAATCTCCTTCACCGTAAATGGTTTGATTACACCAATTACAGTATTTAACAGTGGGGTTGCATCCCCAATTTTAAGGCATTTAATATCACCGGGACTTATCATGAAGTTCCAGCGTTGTAATACCGTTGTCATATTACCATCCTCCTTCGTGATTATAATATATAATCAGAAAAGGACGCTATTTCAACTTTTGTAATGCTTTAATATTATCAAGTTCTTTTTGTGTATAAGAGTCTCTACCGATATAAACCATGCTATTAAGATTTACATAAGTATCTTTAAAGTGGTTTACCGCAGAGTTGAACTTACCATCATTACGTGAAATCATCATTGCATTTCTCGGATTAAGAACTCTTGTAGCTCTTTCTTCAAATTGCTTATTGATAATATACATAATATTCATGCAGTCACCATCAAAATCTGCACCTAGTGATGCTAAGATTTGTAATGGCACGCTCATAGTGAAATCATCTTCGTTAATGCCAACGCAATACATTTGTAAAAGTGACCCATAGCTAATAGATGGATTACGATTGATAATGAATGCAATACCACGAGGACGAGATTTGATAATATTATAAATGATATTTAAGATGAATTGATCTTTAATGATTTGAGATCTAAACCATCTCTTATATGCATCAGTATAGCTCATGTCTAGAGACTTAACTAAGAAATTAATAATAGTTTGCTCTAATAGAACTACTAATGCAGCATATGGTAATTTGATTTCATCAATCTGTAAAGTAGCATCTGGGGTAATAACAGCACGAGCAGTGAAGTTATATCGACCAGCCATTACAGAACGGATTGCACCTTTCTTACCACGCATATCATTAAGAATAATTGTATAGATTTCTTGAAGACTCTTCTGAATATCAAATAATACATCATTCTTAGTTTTATTACGACGATAGATATCCATTGATTCATTATTTACAATAGATACATTTCGTGCAATATTATTATACCATTTATTATTCTTAGTGAATGTAAATTGCTCACCAATTACATTTACCATACGCAAGAATAATGTATATACTGGTATGCTATGAGTTAAGATCTTCTCACGATTCTTCATGAGATGATTATATAATTCAATCTTTTTAGGATTGCTTTTATTTTTATTTCGATAGAATTCTAATACATCATCTAGACGTTTAGCAAAGTCAATCATACCAATTCCATCAAATGGAGAATCTGGATTAATTTCTCTTGCTTCAAAGAATCCATCTTCATTAGCTTCATTAGAATATTGAAGAATATTATTCAATTTCTTACTACCAATGAAACTCTTTAGAACTTCGTATAAGTTAGGATGAATAACTTGGTATTTATCAGATAATACAATCCAACCAAAAATACCAAAGTCATCATCCACATACTTAACTTTATCGTGACAAATAGGACATTCTTCACCATTATACAATGCCCCACGTAAATGCCCACATTTACATCTATATCTATCTTTAAATGCATTTTGATCTAAAACAGATGCACCATATTTAGATGAGAAGATAGATGTATCAGATTTAACATCTTTCTTAGGATCTTGAGGATTCTTAATAAAGAAGTCCTTACCAAGAATAATACCTTTGTCTCTTTCCTTATCTAGATCAATTACTTCTAGTCTAGTTTGATACTCATATTCTTTGTTTACCGGTTGAGTAGTTCTAATGTTTAACTCCATTTTATATTATCTCCAAGCTTTTCTAATAATACTTCCAAATGTTTTCTTATAAGTTAAGCCAAGCAACTCTGTTGCTTCTTTTTCACTAATATTAAATTCTTTACCCAATTTATCAATTACGCCATTTTTGATATCATTAGGTACAGTATCCATCTTAACAATTTCAGACATGCATTTGATAAAATCTTCTTTAGTAATGCTACTAGAAAGAAGAATATTTTCAACTGTCATTCCTTCAAGATAGAATAGACCAAAGTATTTATACTTATTTAAATACTTAGAACTCTTTTCTGTATTCTTAGCTTTGAATACAATATCAACAATTGCCTTGATTGGCAAGTTTAAAGTTTTATGAATGTCTTCAAGTAATACTCCTTCATTATAAAGGTTTAGTACTTGAGCTTCTGTGTTATTCAATAACATTTATTTTCCTCCCTTCTTATTACGCAATAATATAATATTTATTCAAGATAAATTTTATAGTATCTTCAGTAGTATTTAATTCAGATGCAACTTTAGCTACATCATTATATTTAATAAATGCTCTGATAGCAACTAAATCTTGAGTAAAGTTTTGATCTTGTTTAGCTAAGCTTTTTACAATAGTCTTAGTATTGAATTTATCACCTTTAGCTCGTTTAATATAAGTGAAGTCTTTTACGAGCATAGGGTAAATACATTTACGAGTTTCTTCTAATCTGATTGTAGCCATATGTTTGCCTAAAGCAAGACTAGCACAGATATTTTCATTGAATATACTGCAAATGTCTTTTGTTAAATTGAATTTTTTAGAGATCTCTCTAAGAGTTAAACGGTCTTCATTAACAAGACGAATGATCTTTTCGTAAGGAGCTACTTTGTTAGCTCTGAAGATATCATAGTCGGATTTAAGACGCATTGCAAATCTTGGGGATACATGAGATAATGCAGTTACTTCTTTTAAAGTTTTACCTTCAAGAAGAAGATTGAATGCATTAACTACGTTTACATAGATTTCTTTATCTGAATAGATTCTAGAAACTACATTGGAAACTTTAGCCCATTTAACACGGGACCCCGGTTTAATATTACCATATGTTTTTCTATGAATACCAAATTTATTACATGCAGAACGTAAAGCTTTAATGGAATATCCATATTCATTAGATAACTTAGAAAGAGGAAGCTTTTTATCTACATAGTTTTCTTGTAGCCATTCTTTGAATTGCTTATTAGACGCATTCAAAGTTTTATTTAATTCTAATTGAATAAATGGATTAGAGATATATCGTTCGATAATAGTGATAGTTGCAATACCATATTTAGAAAGAATCTTAAATACGTCTTCACCATTATTAAAATCTTTTATCCATTTAGGAGCTGTTGAAAATTTAGCTTCGATATTTTTAGCACGATTGTAATGAGCATACATATCATCATAAACATCATTCGTGATATCTAAATACACACAAGCTTTCTTTTTAGGAATATTACTTTCCCGTAATAGTTTGAAAGTCTTTAGCTGATTCGTTGAAAAGTTTAACATAACACGTTCTCCTTTAAAAACAAATATCGTTTCTAAATTTATAATATATAATTTATTATCATAATAGAATAATGACCCATACCCTATGAAAGAGTATGGGTCATTTTTCAAAGTAAAGGATTCTAACTACACCAAAAGTTAGAAGCACATATATGTCCGCCCCATCTCAAAAGGGCCCGATGCGAGGTGCGCAATCTCTCACACCGTACTTATTTGTTGCTACTGTAATTATTATTTAAACCCAAATGCTTTATCTGGATCCATCTTAGTCATAACAACTTGAGAGTCATGGAATGCTTTCATTGCAATCAATTTTAATTTAGATGCAACCTGTGGCATTGCAGCTCCGACATTAGTGATTCCTAATTTATAGAAAAGATTACCAGCACAATGATTACAGATTGTACCATCTTTAGCTTCACAAACAGAAGCGAATCGCATTTGTACATCTTTACCAATATATTTGTCTTTATTATCAGAATTAAGCTCTACTAGCTTATTTCCTTCTTTGATAAAGCAATACATATATTCCTTGATATTTTGATCTGTTAGATGAACTTTGACTGTACGTTTAGTTCCACAATCAGACCCTTTAGGGCCAACCTTAACATGTTGATATGCTGGTAGCATTAGCTTTTCCCAATAACCGCCAACTTCTGTTTTATTAGAACGAGAATAAGGACCTTCTGCTAGAGAGTTAGCAAAGTCTGCATATTCTTCTTTAGCGATACCTTCAATATAATTAGACATAATTATATTATAGCCTTTAGTTGGGTCTGGATTCTTAGTGATACCTTTCATAATAAACATATTTTTGAAGTCATTGTTGAAGCTACCACGAGCACCAGAGTTATAAGTATCTAATGCAATATCATCTTTAAGAGTTTCCTTAGCAAGTTTAAGCAATTCATCTTGAATTTTTAAAACTACATTTGGATCTTTTGCATCTAATTCTTTTCTATATTTCTTAACTAGATCTTTCTTAGCTTTACTAATCACTTGAGTGATAGTTAAGAGTTTCATAGAATATCCATTAGCCAGCACTGATACATATGGCATGAATTTTTGAGTTTTCATGATAAAGTCTTTCAATGTAGATAATGGTAATTTTTCTTCTAAAATAGCATATCCAATCTTTTCTGTGATTTTACCAACCATTTTCTTATCAATACTTTGATTGATATATCCATAGAGATCGAATAGTTCATTTTCAATAAATACTTTATTGAAAACCCAAATTCCGACTGTTGTTAGAAATGATTCTTTATTCTTTTTACCCTCAGGGCCATAAGCTCCTTTTGGAACTGTAAAAGTATCATAAGTATTAAATCTTACTTTGCCATTGAAGTCACCAAAAGTTTCCATAATAAAAGATAATTTGGTTCCTTCTTCTTCAGTAATATTTAATAAGAATTCAATATCTTTTGGATTGGTGATAGTTTTAGCAATACGTTTTGCCATAGTATACCTCCTTATTATTACAATGTAGAACCTATATAAGCATATACCGGAAACATTAGATTAATATAAATTAACGCATATAAGGAGGCTCTTATGGCTACGTTTAATAAAGAGAATATGATCACTCTCAAAGAACTAGCTCCTAGTTTAGTAGAGATCATTACAAGTAAAGCAGCCCAAAAAGATTTGACTGCTCATATTAACAACCAAGATATGCATATCACTCCTAGTGAACGAACTAAATGGAATGCATCTCTTGACGATTCTAAATCCTATACAGATAGTAAGTTAGCCGATGTACTTGGTCCTATTAAAGACCAAATCGGTGGTGACTTAAATAACTTAACAACTTTGCTTGCTAAGAAATTAGACAAAACTACATTTGATTCTTTCCGTGGAACTCTTGCTCGTGTAGCAACTTCTGGTTCCTATAATGACTTGAAAGATCAACCATCTGGTTTGTCTTATTCTGATACAGCAAATAAAGCTCTTCGTGCTGACCGTGCAGGCCATGCTGATGAAGCTGATCATGCAACTCGTGCAGATGAAGCGACACACGCTTTGACTGCAGATAATGCATTACGGGTAAATGGCATTCGTGTCACAATCGATGCTTCTTATCCATCTAATCCAGAAAATAATAAAGAATTATTCTTCCACACTGGCGAAAAAATGTGGTACTGCTATTGTAATAATGCTTGGCAAATGACAGGCTCTGCAATCAGATAGAAAAATATACAGGGCTCAATACATTTCAATATGTATTGAGCTCTTATTTTTTCTATATAGGAGATTTATTTTAATGAAAAATTTTGAAGAAATTTACAGTGAATTAAACTCTGTTACAATGATCATTACGAATCGTTGTAACTTAGCTTGTGATTACTGCTTTGAAAGATCAAAGGGTAATAAAGATATGACTGTCGAAACTGCAATCGAGATTGTAGATAAGACATACAATAAACTTCCAACTCCAAGTGGAAGATTTACATATAATTTATTTGGCGGCGAACCAATGGTAAACTGGCCTGTAGTTAAAGCAATTCTTGATCATATTGATGAAAAGAATTATAATGCTCAGGTTGGTATTACTACAAATATGACTCATCTTACTGATGAAATGCTTGACTATATTGATGATAATGATGTATTTATTTTAGCATCTATTGATGGTATTAAAGAAGTACATGATGCTCATCGTGTAGATCATGCCGGTAATGGGTCTTTTGATATTGCAATCGGAAATATCAAGAAAATGATTGACCGAGGACTAGCTCATTTAGTTGAAGCTAGAATGACTATAACTCCAGAAAGTGCAAAATATATGTATGATGGAGTTAAAATGCTTCTAGATCTAGGTGTAAATAATATTTGCCCTATAGCAGCATCTGACTTAGAGTGGGATGCTCAATCTTTAAAAGAATATGAAGAAAACTATGAAAAGGTTTTGAATCTTTACGTAGATATTCTTAATGATAAAGACAATATTAGAAATATCAATATTAAACACGTTGATGATATCATTGGTACTGCATTAGAACCAGAAACAACTGATACAAAGATGTGTCATATTGGTAATAAATATTGGTTATGTGTAGACTGGGATATGAATATTTATCCTTGTCATAATTTCCCAACTACTGATCTAGATTTCTTAAAAGAAATGAAGATCGGTAATATTAGAACTGGAGTAGATGAAACTAAAGTTTCTGATAATGCACTCCAAGCTAAATTTGAATTAGATCGTTGTAATGGTTGCGAAGCTAAACTTATTTGTAAGTCTGGCTGTCCATTCCAAAATCTAACTGAAAATAAAGATTTCTATACTCCAACTATTGGATATTGTAATCTTCAAAAAGTTCTTATTAGAACTGCATTAAAATTTAGAGATAAGTTATTGACTGCTGAGAATATTCGTTCTCGTAAGTTAAACGTACTTATCGAAAATTTAAAATTAAAGAAATATTTCGATACTGAAATTAAAGATGGTGAGGTTACAGACTTCTCCTTTAGATTGAAATTAGATAGATTCCTAGAATTATATAATAATTTGAATTTCAAAGGAAATGTAATCCCTAGCTTTAACCAATATTTTTCCTCTCAATTAGCTACATTGATGGCTATTCTAATGGCTATTAATGGCAAACGAATTCAAATTGAGGGAGATGAGGAGGAAGTAAATAATGGCTAGACGTGCTAAATGGGAATATGCTGATCCCCAATTAGACAACTATACTGATAAGAAAGTTAATAGAAACTTCTTCAATCAGATTGATTATATGATTGATGTAATCAAATATCAATGTGCTGAAATGGATGACATTCTCCATGTGGCATCTAATCCAGACGAGCATACTGATCGCTATTATCAAAAGAAAAATCCTCAAAATACTTCTTTCTATGACGCTAGAAAAAGTACTTTTGATGAATTATCTCGAGATGGTGATAAATTAAGTCTTAATGGATTTAATAAACTTATTGAAATTAACTGGGGTCTTCTTAATAACGTCCATAATATTATGGGCAACCCTGATGCTGGATTGAAAGACTTGCCTAAGTTTAATGAAAATGAAAAATTAACCATGGAAAAATTCAATATTATTCTAGAGAATATTAGAAAGACTAATACTTATCTAAATAATAATTGGGGCAGATATTTCGATGGTTCTGGATATTGTGTAATGTCTTGCCAAGTTGCTTGTCAAGCGGCATGTCAGTTAGCTTGTCAATCTTGCCAATATAATACATGCCATAATCAAAACTGTGGGGGATGGTCGTAAATGAAAATATATATCTTAGATGAAGTATTTGACTTTGCTAAGAAGATTGGTATCGTTACCAGAATAAATGACTTAGCTAAGAAAAAATATAATCCATCCACTATTCAATCAGATCTCCAATCTTATTATGATATTATGAATTCTAAAGAATATCTAGATCTCATGACTGAATTGGAAACTAAGCTTAAAGCTGATGATATGTATTTATATAATCTATTCACTTATACTAAAATACAATCTTTCGATGTCGTAGCAGAGCTATTAAACTCTGTTAAGAATCTTCGTGATAGATTTGTATTATTAGAAAAGAATATTTCGTATAAATTATCTAGTGCTTATGAATATGAAATCTTAATCTCTTTATTCTGTGCAATGTATGAAGAAGTTGCTGAAGATGTAAGAGCTGGGCTTCCTAAATATATTCATTTAGCTTACTATAACTTTGTAAGCATTAAATTCTGTACAACTCAATTATCTACTGCTGGTGATTTGGATATGTTTGATGAATATGAAAAATTCATGCAAACTAAATTTGATAATATCAATAAATATATTAACGATAAAGATACATTACGTAATCTACGTTTAGAATTACGTTGTGCAGCTTTACAATATCTCATTCCTAGAATGGATAGAGATGTTAAATATAAAACTTTAGCAAAGATTGAAAAACTTATTGACCCAGCTACTTTAGATTTCGATAATAAAGAAAACTCTATTGGTGTAATTTGGACTATGGAACGTCTATATGAATTATACTTTGATCTTTCTGATTATAAGAATTTCTTTAAATGGGTTTATAAGCAATATCAATATATTGATAACGCATTATTTGATAAAGAAAAATTCTTTGATGGATTGAGATACTATAATAAGAATAATATCACTGGATTTATTATTTCCATGAGGCGATTCTATTATATCCAAAATCTATATCCTATCTTTAATATGGAATTTAGAAACGTAATTCAATCTGATGAAGATTTTATTACTAATCCAAACTTAGAATATACTCTATATGATACTTATGCTAATAAACTATTATTAGATAAATTTAAGAATTATGTAGATACTTGGTTTGCTAACTCTAAAGCTAAGCTAGATGATTTAGCTAATAATGAAACTATGCTTAAGCGTTGTAAACGTATAATCGTAGATGGTGTAGATGAAGCAACTGCAATCAAAGAAACTGAAGATAAAAATAAAGTTAGTGAAACTGCAGACTATGATTCCACACCCCATCCAGAAAATACAAATACTGCAACTCCTGGTACATTCACTGAAGATAATAATCATACAGAAGAGACACCTGGTGCACCAATTGTACCTAAATTACCAGATGGATTCAATTTAGATCATCGAGAATTGAATAGATTAAGTGAAACTACTGAATCTGAAACTCCTGTTAATACAGAAACAACTCCAGATTTAAATCCAGTTCCTAAAGATCATCCAATTGCTACTGATGATTTAAGTGAAGAAGAATTAGCTGAATTAAATAAAAGTGAAGATGAATAATGTATAAAGAAATTTATCTAATGCTAACAGAGGCATGTCCTAATCGGTGTGAATATTGTTATATTAAAGGCAGGGACAATCCTGCCACTATGACATTTGATCAGATAGATAAAATTATTCAAGAAGAAAAGCCATCAAGGATATTATTCTTTGGTGGCGAACCTCTTCTTTGTTTAGATTTAATTGAAAAGACTATGGAGAAATACTATGGTAAATTGAAGTTCCAAATTGTAACTTCAACGGTAGTAAACTTCAAAGAATTTATTGATTTAAATGAAAAATATCCTATGAATGAAATCCAACTCTCTTGGGATGGATTTGCGGATAAAAATCGTGTTGATACCTGTGGTAAATCTATTGCATCTAATGTATATGAAAATATTTGGTATGCTATAGATAGAGGGTTGAAATTCGATATCAAATGTGTTATAGGGAATGAAAACGTACACCTAATGGAAGAGATTCATAAACAATTCTTGGAATTCCAAAAATATGGAGTTTCTGGAGAATTCGTTGTTGCTCATCGTTCATTATATACTGGCAATTTCCTAGAAACTTTTAGAGAGCAATATATTAAGACCTTTACATTAGATAAAATGTATATGGATCATCTTAATAGAATTATTGCTGTACTTCAAAATGATAATTACTTTGGTTCCTGTGATGCTGGTAAGTATAAGGTTATAACTCCAAGTGGATGGCAATCTTATTGCACTGCCCTATCTCAAGAAGAAACAAAGTTTGGTGAAGAGCTTCTACAAAAACCATGTAAGAATCCTAAATGTGATGCCTGTGAATATCGTTGCATGTGTGATGGTGGTTGTAGATATGAACGATTCTTAGAATTTGGTGAAGATTGGGAATCTAACTTCTTAGAATCTACATGTATCATGATGGAAGTATACTACAAGACCATTAAACAATGGCTATCTACTTTATCTAGATCAGATAAAGAAAGATTGTATGAAATAATTAAACGATATAAGGCTTACCAATCCGAATATCATAAGGAGATGGTTTACTGATGATTAACTACGTTCCTGAGCGTATTTACGCTAAAATAAAAGACGATCCAAGCTTTATTGAAATAGATAAGCTTGCTAAAGATAGATTTAGTAAATCTGGCACATTGCTTGATGTGGTTATGTTTGATAATAATATTAAAGAAGATGATTTCATCTATAAGCAATACAATGATACTTTATATGCGTTAGTTAAAAAGTATTGTCCAGAATATGAACTTCAAATGAAGATTACTCTTGATATTGATATGACAAAGAATGATCTTTTGTATTATTATGATCATCGATCTGAATATGATACAGAGACAGTTCTTTATATCTTATCTTATTTGATTAATACATCTTATCAAGATTACACATTCAATACTTATCAAAAACAATATCATGAATTATATGAAGCTCAAGATTTGAAAACAAAATATCAATTCTCTACATATATTCATTTAAAATATATCAACTCTAAAGTTGAAGATTACGCTATTAATGAAGCTCCTAAAGATGAAACTTACTTGACTAAAGTATTTGGTCTTTTGACTTCATTATATGACGAATATAAATTGATCATCAAAGATCAAGATTTGTTGAAATATGTATTCATTGAAATCTTTGACCATACTTTAACTAATGCATATAACTTCGTTGATAACGATAAGCTAATCTATAAACAACTTCCTAATATTAGCGTTCCTGAAGATATTTTAGATGGTGACTTTAAGGGAACTTCTATTAATGAGCTTGGTATTCTTGATAAGAAATTTGAATTAGCATTTGCTGTTCGTAATTGGGAAGAGACAACTAAATATTATTATGAAATTTTAGAATGGATTGATAATGCTCTCTCTGAACCACAAAAACTATTCAAGACTCTTGTAATTTATGATAAAGTTATGGCTCCAAACTTCTGTGGCATTTTACGTAGATATGTAAAATTAAGCACACAAATTCTATGTAAGTCTGGTGATCCATATCTTAGAAATCTAAATCCTCAAGATCAAGAATTTATTCTAAGAAAATCTTATAGTGGTACTAAGTTTTCTAATCAAGCAACTACAGATTCTTTCAATCGTTTGACTAATCATATCGATCAATGGTTTGCAAATAATGAAGTTGCTTTGACTGTATATAAGAATTGGTACTACAATATTAGAGGAAAAGAAGATGTATTCTTGTCCTAGTTATGACATACAATCAGTAGATGACTTTAAGTTAAATACTATTGATTTACATATAAATCGTTTATGTAATATGGCATGTAAATATTGTTATCTTATTGGTGGCTTCAATACTAATAGTGATACATCTACATTTACTAGATGGAATGACTTAATTGAGATGCTCAAATATATAAATATAGATAATGATAAACTTACAATAAATTTTAGTACTGGTGAGTTATTTACCAGTACTAGAATGCCAACTTTGTATAATGCTATCAAAAAGATAGATAAGATTAATAGATATAGAGCTATTGATATTGAGTATAGATGCTTCTCTAATGGTACGTCATATGAAAATATAAAAGATTTTATGAATAAGATGTTTGGTAGAAATATAACATTGAGTATTTCATATGATGGAGAGAATTCATCTAGATTATATAAAAACTATTCTGATTCTACTTTAGAAACTTTAAAATCTTTAGCTAGAATAAACTGTGCTGATGAAGTTATAGTCAGAAGTGCAGCTCATGAAAATATACGAGATCTATCCAATACAATTATTAACTTATATAATTTAGGATATAAAAACTTAGAGTATTATTTAGTAGATGATTGGCAAGGATATAGAGATCCTGAATATATAAAACTCTTTAAAGAGGAAGTATATAAGTTATTAACTTTCTTTAAAGATAAAGGCGATTGTTTATATAATATTCACAAATATAAAACCAGAGTGGCTCCGACTACATCATGTGTAGCAGGCAAGACTCTTTCTATAGATACAACTGGCAGAATATCAGTATGCTCTACTTCACTAAACCCTAAACTTGGATTAGAGGATATTTCTGTAGATATAACTGAGTGGAGAAGAATTCCAGAAGTCTTTAGTAAGTTTAAAAATATTACATTGGATAGATCTAATTTAGACTGTGCTACTTGTAATAATATTCTTTGTGAAGATTGCTGTTCCCATAAAGCTATATCTAAAAATTACCAAGATAGACTATACCAGCAATGTAATATTAGACATGCTGAACTTGAAGTTTATAAATCAATATTTGGGTGATAACTTAATGGTAATACTCTTTATGAGTATTACCATTATATTTTCTATGGAGGTATCAAATGTTTGAACGATTTGATGCTATAGTATATAAAGTATCCGAGTATTGTAATTTAGATTGTGTTTATTGTTTTCAAAAGCACGATGTAAAAGAACGTACTAGAGGATTTACATATTTTGATGAATTAATAAAGTTACTTATAACTTTGCCATTGGCTAATGACTTTGAAATTAAAGTTACCGGCGGTGAGTCTAGTCTTCATTGTGATAAGATTAGACAAGATTATAAAAAATTTAAGAAGATTGAACGATATAAAGAAACTAATATCCAAATGACTACCATATCAAATGGATCTAATATAAATGGGTTAATAAATTTATGGGATGATGGAATATTAAATCCATGGGGGTGTAAGATATCCTGGGATGGTATATATAGCGCATCTAAATCTCGTAAACCAAAGAATATTGATGTATTTAATGATGACTACTTCAATAAGACTATAACAACTTTAGGCAAATCTGACTATAACGATAAGGTGCTTGTTAGGACAGCCTGCACACCTGACACAATAGATAATTTATATGATGCATATAAGTTTGCTTTAGATAATGGATGTTATAAGTGGGAATATTATCCACTATCTGACTGTGATTATTATAAAGACCCAGATTTTCTTAAGAAGTTTGAAGAGCAATTATATTATATCTTTGAAGAGAATGCTTTAGAAGAAAATAGAGATAAAATAGTTGCAAATGTAGACACAATGCTGTATACTAATAATATGACAGAAAAAGAAAGATTAAGATCTATTAGCTGTAGACATCTTGGTCATTTCTTACATGTCGGCATTGATGGTTCTCTTTATCCATGTGGATACTTTTCTGATGATGCATTCTATTCTAATCAGACTTTAAAAATTGGTGATGTATTTACTGGATTATATCCTGAAGTGATAGATAAATTCACCAAAGAATATAATCAAACTCCAATGTGTAGTGTAGCAGAAGAAGATGGATGTAAATGCTTCCACTGCTTCGAATGTCCAGCTGTAAGTAAATTCTATAAGAATAATTTACAGAATAAAATGAGACAGCAATGTGCAATGCGGTACATAGAAAAGAAAGTCTTTGAAGATGTATATAAAAATTATATCTTTGATGAAGATCAAATTAAACGGAATTTTACGTACGCAGAAAACTGGAACACATGATTGAGAGCCAAAGTGTATGAGAAGTTTTTATTTTTTATACAAAGGAGATCTCATAAGAATGAGTACGGAAACTATCGTCAAGAGACGACAGCTTAGGAAAAAATTTTTCCTTTTATTTCCTGCGGCAATTCCTGTTGTATACGTTTTAAAAGGAATTAATTTCATTCTTAAGTTAGTTTTGAAAAAGAAGTAAATTCTTCAAACTATGGTTATATTCCCAGTAGGTGTTAATCATCTACTGGGATATAAACATCTCGATAATGAGGTATTTATAATGAAATTTAAACATTTATATCCCGAATGCAATAATGCAATTCTAATTACAACTGATATGTGTAATTTATCTTGCAAGTATTGCTTCGAGAGTAATAAATCTAATAATATAATGACTCCTGATACTGCTTTAGGAATCATTAAGAAAATATATAGAGATACAGGCGATCCTGAATATCCATTTAAAGTGTCCTTCTTTGGAGGAGAACCTTTAATTGGATGGGATGCCATGAAAACTATTTATGATTATTTGAATGAAAATAATCTACCATATAAAACTGGAGCAACTAGTAATCTAACTCTATTAACTGATGAAATAGTTGATTACTGGAAAAATGCTGATACTTTTATAACCGCATCAATAGATGGCAATAAGATTACTCATGATAAAAATCGTAGTAATTCATTTGACTTAGTATCTAAATCATTAGATAAATTAAATAAAAATAATATTCTATTTGAAGCTAGAATGACTATATCATTTGATGATATGAGCAATCTATTTGAAAATGTAAAATTTATCCATCAGAGATTTAATGCTAAACGTATAATACCACAATTAGATACTAATATTTTACATATATTAAAGTATCTTGATCTAGAAGCTCAGTGGTATAAAATAGCCGATTATTATTTAGAGAATCTAAATACAGATACTGAATTTAATTTTGGTGGAGTATTAAGTAGATTCTTAGATTTAGATCTAACTAGACATGATGAATGTACTAAATGCTGCTATTTTGGGTCTAATAGTTCAGTAGTTATTAATTGGAATGGTGATGTTGTATCATGCCCAGATTCATATTTCACTGAAACTGATTGGAATATGAATTATGGTAATATTTTAGAAGATAATTTAGATCCTGAACCAAAATATAAATGTATCAAATATCAATTAGAAACTAAGTATGCAATAAAATGTGATTTTTGTCGTTGTAAAGGTAATATATGTAATGGCGAATGTTATCTACATATGATAGCTGATGAACGTAAAGAATTTGGTCAGAAAAATGCATTCTGTCAGATGAATGAAATATACTACGATGTAGTTAAATATATCCAGAATGCCCTTAAATAAAGGAATTAGCCCATAGGCAGTCATAGCCTATGGGCATAACATTTCAGTAATTAAATAGCGTGAAAGGAGTTAAATATGCCTGATCGTGGTAAATATAAATATAATGATCCTCCTTATGTAACTGAAGGAGTTAAGATCGGAGATGAATTTGCAACTCAAGCTAATAATCTCGTAGATGTAATATATAGATTAAAAAATGAACTTAATGATATCAATCATGTTTGGGAAAACCCAGATGAGCATTATGATAGATATTATCAAGAGAAGCATATCGATGGCGATAATATAAATTGGCATAATGATACAAAGAATAGAACTGTAACTCCTTCTAAACGAGGCCAGAAGTTAACAGTTGATAATATGAATGTATTAGTATTGTATGCTAATAAAATTAAGGAAAGTCTTGGACATCTTCCTGCTAACTTATATACAGATATTCCAGAATTGACTTACGGTAGTAAAGCTAGTATTGAAACTTTCAAATTAATTGAAAATAATATCAATACTATTAGCAAGCATCTTAATAAAATATGGAATCAATCTTTTGACACTAATGGATATTGTATTAAACCATGTCAAGTTGGTTGTCAAATAGGCTGTGAAATTGCAGCTCAAGCACCTGATATGAATGGTGCTAATATTTATCCTCCTAATATAGGTATTGAAGGATTCTATTATGCATGGCCTGGTAGATATTATTCTTCTAGACCAGATCCAGATCCTAAAGGATTTATGAAAATAGTACGTGTAAACTCACCTTTAGAACAAGAGAGTCTTTATCGTAGCGGTAGAGTTTTTGATCCATATTCTGGGCTACCATATACTCATATATTTGGCGTAGTCAGTGAAGAATTAGAACGACGTATTAATAATTATAATTGGGAAAGATATCAATATAATCTTTCTCAAAAGAACTCCAATAAATGGCCTAAATATTATAAGCCATATTATTCATCTAGATGGCTTACTTATGTACTACCAGTAGATATAAATAACTGGTTAGAACCTACTAAAGTAATAGAGCATCTAGAAGTTGATAGAAATGGTGCTCATAATTATTATAGAAATATGCCTAAGCATATTCAATCAGATAATAACTATGATAAATATGTATTTGTAGATTACGATACTGATTATCTAATAGATTCAGACGAACCACAATATCAAAGATATAAAAAGGATTATTATTTATACGTTAAATATCCTAAGAAAAATGGTACGTATAAATACCCAGTACGGAAAAGTTATGACGACTGTGGCGGGTGTGAAAATAAATAGAGGTTATATAAATGGCAAAATTAAGAGACACGAATGTCAGAGACCGCTTAGAGGTTGTTGGTAGTATAACCTCTGGTGGTAAAGAAGTTTCTAAAGCTGGTCACTCTCATAGTTTATCAGAATTATCTGGTATTAATGAAGCAGTAATCGAGCTAATGAAGAAAAATACTGCATATAACTCTGAAAGATTGAATGGATTAACATCTGATGAATATCTAAAGAGTAAAGGATACCAAGAGCTTATTGTATTAGCTGACATGGAATATCCTAATATTAAAAATTTATCAATGATTCTAAATAATAAGAATACATTTAGTATATCTGCTATTAAGTTAGAATTATTGATTAACTATTGTCCAGTAAATATGACACTATATCTAACTGCTGATCGTGGAGCTACATATGTAGATCAAGCCGATAGCTATATATCTAGTAAACTAATTGGCTTTAGATTTAAAGTTCAAAATACCGGAGATAAATTCAGTCTTTCTATAAATAATATTGATGTATTTAATGCTAAGATTGTAAAATTTTCAGCAATCAATAAAACTTCCACAGGTATTAATATTCCTGATGTGGCACAATTAAAGACCAATTTAGTTGTATCTACTCCTGCAGGATTTAACGAATCTGAAGGGGAACTTATTAGGATTAGACCAATAATGAATTATAACTCTATTTCTATTAATGGAATGAGTAAATCTTTTATTGCTACTAATTTTAATATGAAACGATTCTATGGTAATTCTAATGCATCTACTTTTGCATACTACCCAGTATTAACTGATTGCATTTGTATTGGTGATAAAACTGGCAATGTGAAAGTATTTGATTTAAGAAATAAAACAGCAATTAAAGTATATGATCTAAGTAATGGATCTATTAACTTTAGATTTACTGATGTAAATAGTAAAGATTTTGATTCTGCTACTAACTTATTGATCGATGCTGGTTCTGTATTTAACGGTCAATATAATATATTAGCACTTGGTAATACAGAAAATAATTTCTTCTATCCATATGGATGTATTGACCGCTTAGATGATGGAACTAGAAGTCTTACATTTAATAATGTAACAGATATCCCTGATTGGGTATATGCAATTAGAGATCATTATCGTTCTCTTCTTGGATTATCCCCATTAGTTAAATTAACTGGTAGAATTAATGGAGTTGCATATAATGGTACAACTGATATTGAAGTACCAGCGGCTAAGTTAAAAACTCCAGTAAATATTAACGGTGTTAAATTTGATGGTACTAGAGATATTACTATTACTGCAAGAGCAAATGGCGGTAATGCCGATTCTCTTGGTAATCTAAATGCAAGTCAATTCGTTAAGTTAACTGATGTTGGTAATGCTGCTAATAAGATATTAAAATATAATGAAAAAGGTCAATTAGAATGGCCTAATGGATATAAAGAATACTTTGAATAAAACAGTTAAAGATAGTACTATCTAGTATAGTACTATCTTTTTAATATTTTAATGGAGACTTAATATGGCAAAGCTTAATATAAAACGTGTTATAGAAAGTCCTGATGGAAATAAAGAATATCTGACTTTATATACTACTTTAGAAGAAGTAAATGGTCTCGGTAAAGCATTTGAAATACCTAATATTGGGAAAGCATATTATGGTATTGGCGAAGTAACTGATCCTCAAGCTTCGGCTAAAAAAAGATTTAATATTAATGGTACGGTTATGGCCGCACTTAAAGAGGTTACTACTAGATATTATAGTAAATACTTCTTATGTGATATTGGTGATAACGATATCGTATTACCTCCAGATGCTATCAGTGTGGAATATACATTGATTGGTGCTGGATCTGGTATGGCAATATTTAATAATCATATTTATTATAGTGAAAATGATGCTAAGATAAATGCTACTGATTATAATAAATTTGTAAAAGATATTAATAAAATTTATCCTAATGGTATTAGTGGTGGATCTATTTTATCTGGATCTGCAACTAAATTATCAGTAGTGAATGCCGATGATTCTGTAAAAGAAGTTGCCACTGCCAAAGGTGGGATATTGGAGATATATTCTGCTAACTTATCCACTCCAACATCTAAAACTACTAATAATTTATTATTTGATTCTAATAAAGTAAATTTCGATAAAGAAGTTTTAGAATTTAAAAATACTGCTAATTCTAATTATCGACCTGGTATTATTAATAAACTTATTGGTCATACTGTTAGTAGAAATAATTCCGTATCTGAAGATACAAGTAAAGAACTTCCTATAAATATAGGTAATGAATATGAATCTCTAATTAAAAATAGATTAGGGATCACTGATAAAGATATAAATTATTTTATACCTTTACGTACAAATAAAGGCTGTACTGTTTACAACAAAATGGGGCCATATATAAAAACTCTTTTAAGTTATAGTAAATCAGAAAATACTGATCAAAAAGCTATTCTTTCAGCTATAGGAACTAACTCTGCAAACTATTTTAAAGGGTTAATAAGCAATGAAACGATATTTCCAGGTAAGTTTTTATCTAAGCATCTAAATGGATTTAAATTAACTAATAATGATATTGGAGAAATTCCCCAATTACCAAAAATAATAAATCCAAATTATACTGAAAATTATACATTTAATGAATTTGGATTAAATGCAGATAATGAATCAGAATTCTTCAATAAGTTATTTACAAATTCAGTAGATACTGCTTCTATAAATGGTAATGAAATATATTATTATAGTGATAACTCTGGAGTAGTATCTAAACTCAAAGCATTGGCTAAAACAAATATAAACTCTAATACAAGAACTGATGGATTTATTAATCAATTCTATAAAAATATATCTACTCGTGCTTTTAATACTGATGCCATCGGTGGGAAACGTATTAAATTTAATGGAGTTACCACTTCTTTCAATAATCTTAATAAATACTTTGATCAAGATACTTTAAATTGTGAATTCACTGTAGGTAGTAATCTTAAATTAGACTACTCATTTTATTTTGGTCAACTTCAAACTTTATTCAATGAAACGAATGATAGATATGATTTTACAAATAATGACACCTTCTACAAGTTTAATCCGTTTAGTGCTGGATGTATTACTGGCACTCAATCTGAAGTTGTAAAAGGTATAGTCAATGTAAAAGGTAGCAAAGCTATACGTTTAAGTATTGGTGAGCATGGCAAAATTTATAATAATAAAATAGGACTAGATGCTAACGATTATTTCAAAGATATCGAAGCCAATGGGTTTGCTATTATTAAAATTAATTTTACTTCTAATGCTCTATATACTGCTAGTGATGAACAATACCTAAATAATCTTAAATATAGTTTGAATAACGAATATAATTCATATGCTGCTATATCTAAAGATAAATTACCTTTCTATGGTACAGTGAATGCATTAACTTGCCGTGAAACCATTTCTGGTAATAAATCTAAGATGTCCCCGAAATATACAACTGGCCAAATAATGAATAAGACCAATGGGAGTAACACAAGGATAAATAGATTTAATCCTATAATTGCTGATACTTCAGAGGATGCAATATTCTCTAATTTCTATCCAAATGAAAGTAGTTTCTTATTGGACTTAAATAATGAAATTATTTATCCATCTGCTATATATAATATTCATGATATAAGCCCAGTTAGATATAATCCTTTATATACTAAATATATATCATATTCATCTTTCTATAATACTGAAAGTCCTAATAATTTTAATAATTTTATTAGAATTATGGAAAGTGATTCTGCTAAATATTTATATTCTTTAAGTAATATTAAAGATTATGATATTCAGTACTCATCTTCAAATCTAATAAGAAATAATGATTTATTCTACATTAATTTTAGTAAATCTAAAAATTTAAGATCTATTTATTATATTAAGAGTAAGTCTAAATTAACTGTATTAGATTTACGTAGTATAAAAGGTGATTTAAGCTTAAGCAATATTACTCCAGATGGTGATGTAAAAGTTTTATTTAATCATCAGACTACTTTAAATCTATCAAATTTCCTTAAAGATTTTAAGGGTGATTTTATTGCAGATCCCGCTATTCCAGAAACTTGTATTTCTAATTCTATAAGTAATACTGGAGCATTATCCACTGCATTTAATAATGCTCAGAATATTAAAGATCTAAGTATGCATGAAATTAGAAATGACAGAAATTTTAAAAATATCACATTCAATAATGTATATGCTAACTGTTTCAATCTGATTCATACTACTAAGAATTTTAATAAATTGGTAGAAAAATCTACAGATAGTACTAATTTCTCTATGCTATTCTATTCATGTAAGAAATTAAATACAGAAGAAATGCTAATTAATTTTGGTAATCATACCGGCAAATTAAATATGTATGCAATGTATTATAATACATCAATACCAGTAATAAATGATACTATTGATTATAGTAATCTTGCAAATGGTTCATTAATGTATGCTAAAACTACATTAAATCATCCTCTCAATAATGAAAAAGTAGCAAGATTCTACTTTACCGATAAAATGGCATCTATCTTTAGTGAAACTACATTTAATGATATTAATTTTACACAAAAATTAGTAAGTAAATATAATACATTTGCTGGAACTTCAAATGTGAAAAATCTAAATGTATTTAAGAATGCAATATTCCCTAGCGATCAAGAAAATCAGCCAGATTTAGTTTATAAGCTAAGTGGTAAATATAATAATCATGGTAAAATTAATACAGATGCAAAATTAGATTTTGAATATACAGAACCTATCACTGATATTACAAATGATGATATGGGTATGAAAAACATGACTATGGGTTATGATTTGAAATTGCTCCAATCAAATAAGTTCATTGATAGTGTAACAAAAGTAACTGCATCATCAATTTCCCCAATGGTCAAATCTAATATATTTAATATGAAATTTAATAGACTGATACCAGGTCCTCGTACAGTCGATACAGAAACAAACGTTAGATTTATTCTTTCAGAAAAAGCTACAGATGTTAAACTTTTAGGACCACTAGTGCCAGGATTTGAAGATAAATATCATGCTGAAGTTTATGGTATTAATAAGAATTTTGAATTAACGTCAAATTCTACATATGAAAATATTGTAAATACTCTAAGCAACGTCTATGGTGCAGCATGCTCTTGTATGTATAATCCAAATGAGTATCAAAAAAATAATGTTGGCTTATATCTTTCTGATGGACCAGATAATTATCATACAATTCATGATAGTGTAATTTATTATGATAGACAATATCCTGTTAATATAAGAATATTTTATCAACAATATAAAGATGATCAAGGTATCCCAGCTAATAATGCCGAACTTAAAAAGGAAATTGCTAATATAGATAATGTAAAATTTATATCTACGTTTACAGTTGCCGATAATATAAACAAAAATATAACGTCTATTTTTATCGTTAACAATAACGATGAACAAGAACGTATTGATTTTGATAATTTTACAAGTAAAGGAAAGAAAATCCTTATAGTAATTTCTAATGGTCAAAATAAAATTGTAATAACTCTTTATAGGGTTAATACTACTAAATACGTAGTATTGTATGATGAAAAATGTAAGCTTAAATGGGCCCCTGTATACTCACATTACGATATTTCATTCTACCCAAATCGGGATTATACTGATGAATTTTTAAAATCTAAACCTAGAACTACACCAGTTCCTACTAATGAATGCACTATAACATTTAATACTAATTCACTAGATAGAAATGCTTTAGGTGAATTACAAGAATATATTAAGTGCGTGAATTATCGTAGATCTAAACCAGTACATGCTATAATCAAAATTAGAGACGAGGCTAACTGGAATAATATACTACTAACTCAAACAATTTAAGGAGAATTCTTATGAGAAAATATGCACAACTTTTTCATGGAGAAGTAATTTATATTATTGATTCATTTGCATCTTTAAGCGATCTAAGAGAACACTTCTCTGAAGATACAGTATGGCTTGATGTAACTGAAGTAGAAGACATTGAAGTTGGCTACATTCAAGTTGTAGATAGAGATGGGCGAATTACATTTAGACCAGGTGTCGATAATGATTTTGATTCATTAGATGAATCTGAAAAAATTAATGCAATGATCTATGCTGCTAAAGTAAGACGAGATAAATATCTTGATGAACTAGCCCAATCTAAAAGATATTTAGATGCACGCGATTGTTTTGATTATGATTATGGTATTTATTCTGATGGTCATAAGCTAAAGGATCTTAAGTTTAAATTAGATCAATTTATCTTAGATCGAGTTCCTAGTTTGATATCTTTAGATGCTGCTAGGGATCTAGATTTTGAATCTGAAGCAAAAAGATTAGAATTTGAATGGTAAGAAAGAAATACCCCATAGGAGTTCAACTCCTATGGGGATATTTTATTAATATTTAAATCGATATTGACTTTTAGATATGTATATCTATAGTCTGGTAAAATAATGATTTATCCAGAAGGAATAAACTCATTTTGGGTTATATATCATTATTGTGATTCATATATCTTATATTTATCTTAAGGAGGAAAAGTATATGAAAATTTTTAGCGTATGTGCAAGAGTAGACTACAATGGTCAAGATGTTATTGACTTAGGTTTATTTAAGTCCTCTAATGCTGCGTTATTAGCGATGAAAACATTTATTGATAATCATGTTAGATCCGCTAGTAAAATTAGTATAGAGCTATTTACCTTTAGCGATGACACTTTGAACGATGATGCTAGTCTTCCATATACGACTACTGATCTTATGTACAATCCTAGTACTAAGAAGTATGATGATCTAAATCCAGTATTATTTGTATGATACTGGTAGGAGGGAGATTAACTTCTCCCTCCTTTTATTTTTTTTTGTAAAAATAACACCCATAGGAGTTGAACTCCTATGGGGATATTTTTTATTAGTATTTCATCATTGGATAAAGATTAATATGATCTGGGTGGATATGAGGATCATTTGAACTATACACTTCTGAAGATCTAGATGCATCAAACTTCAACTTTTTACCAAAGTATTGTTTATTGAAAGTTTCCATATTTGCACCAGTATTGGTTGGATCACTATCTTTAACAAATGCCCCAGATGCCTCTTCTATACCGATTTGACCACCGGTACGAATAGCCATTTCGCCAGTAATTTTAGGAGCACTAGAAGTGACATAATTACCAATATCTGGAGAATCTATATCTGCTTTTAGATATGTATATCTATAGTCTGGTAAGAAGAATTTATCTGTACCAGATTTTCTAAATAGGCCTTTTTTATTAACATCTGTAGTCCAGAGACTATTCTTTTCAATAAATTCATAGAGTCTAGGATATCTAGCAATGGTAACTTCTGCACCATTAGCTAATACATAACCATCTGGTTTATAAGGTAATAATACAAGTTCTCCAATAAGATGATTATCATCTTTATCAAAATATTGTACTGTAGAATTACCTTCTAGATTAATAATAGAGCCTATAACATTGCTGTTATTTTTCAATGTGGTAGCATTATTATTATTTACAAAAACTGCATTATTAGATACAACTTGGTATGCTTTTCCTTCATAGATGAATTTTTCACCTTTAACAAATTTAGCATTAGTATTCCAAATTCTATATCCACTTTGCATTTCAATAGCTTTAATTAGAGTTGTAGCCATGGTTTCCACACTGCTATTAGCAGTTTGCGCAATCTGTCTAATAGATTCCATAGTTTCACTTACAGTAGAAACATTAGCTAATTCTAACCAGTCATTATTAGACTTATTATCTAAAGCAAATTTAAGAGTTTTTGTTGATCTATTATAACCAAATTGGCCAGCAAAGTTAGGAGTCCCACTTAGATTACCGCCAATATTAAAATGATCTACAGATAACCAACCATTTTGACCATCAGCAATATAATATTGAACTCCGCCATATGGTGCCCAACCTGGAGCAATTTGACCTTTGGTGATACCACTCAATTTAGGCGGAGTTACATAAGGTCTAAATATGGTACTACCATTAGATGGAACTACAGTTGTATTCCAGTTAAATGGAGTATTTACTAGAATTGTACCGCCGCCAGATGCATTCATTACATAGTATACATTGTTAGCTGTATTTGTATCACCACCAACAGTAATATTACAATTTGGACTGGTAGCTAAACCAGATCTAGCACTACCATTTAATGTAATATTATTACATACTACATTAGAACCATCTGTTACTAAGATATGAGTAAATCTATCTCTTAGAACTACACTATTATTAAATGTACATCGTTCAAATCTACCGTTAGTATTACTCATGACTACATTTGCATAGTCAGTATCAGATGCTACAGTAGGATATACTTTAAATTGGATATTTTCAAATCCAACATATTTAGAATCTTTAATGATTAATGGTGGTAAGAATACATTACCACTACCATCACGTTTGAATTCTAAATGACTTTGAAGATTTTTAATTACAACTCCAGTTCTTGTACCGGAATCTGCAAAATCATTTAAATGATCATCGCCAGTATAATCACCGGATTTAATATTAACATTTATATCACTATAGTTATTGGAGTGAACAAATCTAATTACATCACTTAAATTATTAAACGGTGTTTCTTTATCACCAGTTCTATAATTTCCAGTATATGATTGATCTAAATAGATATCTAATGCAGAACCTTGCATATTAACGCCATCACGTAATAGTTTAGAGTTATAACTAACACTATTATTTTTAGCTGTATATGTAATTTTGATATCTTCTACTTGATCGCCAAGACCGTAAATATTAGCACCAAGTTCAGATAAAGTAACTTGGTAGTTATGACCAACTGTATTACCACGAAGTTGTTTAGCATTTGCTGTAACTACAACATCAGTAGGACTAATTTTGCGATATACTGCTGGCATTTCAGTAATACCATGATGATGAGATTTAAGTAAATCTACATTAGAAGGTACATACTTAGCGGTATTTTGCATACCTTCAGTTAAGCAATCGCCTTCTAAAACTACATTACGGCCAATATAGCTAACTAATAATCCGATAGATAAATTATTATAATTATTATTAGCTTTATTACCAGTCTTATAATAATCGTAATCTGCTTGAGAATTATTATAGAAAGTTAGTTCAGCACCATTAAAAGATTGCAACCCGTTAGGAGCAACTTCGCATGGGATATTATTAGATGCACATAAGTTATTATATTTATTATATAAACTTTGCAATACTGATTGACTAATACCATTTGGGCCACTAGTAAATGCAGTTTTAGATACATCAGGAAGATAAACTTTTTCTACTTTTTTACCAGTAATTAATTTTTCTAGATTACCATAATGATCTGCATGGAAATGTGTAATCAAAATAAATTTAAATTTAGTGATTTGATTTTCATCCATGCATCTTGTTATGGATTGGAATGATTGATTAGATTCGCTAAAGCAATCAACTATAAACCAATTAGCATTATCAATCCCTACGATAGTACAATCTCCTAAATCAGTTTCTGCACCATATTTAGGAAATATAACACTTAAAGATTTTTCATCAGCTTTTTGTATTTCTTTTTTGAATGCTGTTAATTCATTTCTGAAATTATTTACAGATTCATCTAATTCAGGGCGATAGATAGTTACTTGATTATTAGAGCCTCTACTACGAGAAACTTTATAAACAACTAACTCAAATGTATCGCCTTTATCAGCAAAATATCCTAGTAATACTATAGATTTAGAAGTTTCACTAAATTTATAGTTAATACCTTCTGTCAATCTAATACCATCTTGGAATACTTCTAATTTATCAGTACCAGGATTGTAATTTAGTGCATCAAATTTGATTCTAGACTCACCATCAGTAGCTGCAGTATATGTATATGTAGTACTATCAATAAGATATGGCATACCATTTGTTACATACAAACGATTAGATTTAGAATCAAATTGTAGTGATAATTCATCATTAGCTTTAATTTGACCGGCTTTTACTGGAGATGCACTGACAAAAATTGGATAAGATACACCACCAACCGTAATTGTGGCATTATCTGCCACATCTGCATGGAATCGAGTTAATAGGATATTACCATCGATTAGTTTATAATCATCAGATAAATTAGTTCCCATATGTGAATTATCATCTTTAGTAGTACAGCGGATAACGATAGCGCTTCTATCCATTAAGTTAGCCATTACATCATATAGACCTTTAACTGCTGCACTTGTAGCAACTGCAGTAGTATCATTAGTCATATAGTCATTACTATATTTAACCATTCTATCGATAGGAATAGTACCTTTAGCGATATATGCACCATCAATGAAATTCATTGTTTCAAGTTTAGGGGCTTGAGTATTATAAATGAATTGGAAGTTGATAGTACGGTTAATATCCACTTCTTCTTGGAAAGTAATAGTATTATTTTCCACAGAATAGCGGTTTGGATATATTTGAACTGTACCAATATATACTAGCATAGCATTAGGATAATTAAAGTATCCTTCAAATGGTACAGGGATATTGAAAGTTTTACCTTTCTTAGTTACTACAATAGAATCAAAGGAAGAAGAAATATGAGAGATCTGTCTAACTTTAGATTCTACTGTTTCACCATCATCAGTATAAACCTGAGATGCAATTGTTAAAGGGGCAAAACGTTCTTCGCCTTTAACTAAAGTTGTTGGAGTAATATTTTTATAATCCCCAATAACTTTACTAATTTCTTGGGAAGCAATTACATTATTCCAGTTCTTTTCTTGAGTCCAAGTATAGAATAATTGAGTTCCCTTTACATAGTATACTTTGCCAGCACTAGCTTTATCATTATTAGATAATTTAAATCTGTCGGCATCTGTATCTAAAGCTACAAAAGAAGAAGTTTTAAAACGAATGTCATAAGCAACGTCATAAAATGCTTCATTTGTATCATTTGTTAATATAAACTGACCTTCTGTAATAGGGACCTGAGATAAATCGGCCCGATTAGAAGGTGTAAATTTTAAAGTCGCCATCTAAATAAACCTCCAGATTAATTATCGATATTTGCGTCTTTACCTACAAAGGTAGGAGAAACAGTACAGAACCAGTTAATACCGCCATCATAAGAATTAAGTCTAACTAATTGAGCTTCGTTATTCTTACTAGGAATGATACGTTTAGGTAATTTAAGTTCAATACCGTCTTTACGAGTAATATGTACATTGAATGCTTGAGCCCCAATATTATGAGGGCTAAGAATCAATATGATTTCTTGAGTTGTATCAGATACAGCTTTGATGGTAAATTGAGGTTCAGCTGTATCTAATAGGAAATTATATACAACACCGGGAGTGATTTCTTTAGAAACACCTCCAGCTAAGTTAACTTGAGATTCTTGTCTTAAGTTATTTCTATTAGTATTAGCAGCTTCAAGAGCTCTAATTTTAGGTAATGGATCTTCTGCAGCCATTAAGCCATTTACTTTAGCCTGTAATTGAGCGAAGCTATTAGTTAATGTATTTGTAGTTTGTTCAACTTTCAATACATTTTGTGTTAAGTTAGGAATAGCTTCCAATGCGGTAAGTCTTGTTTTATAAGAGCTTAAAGTATCACCAATATTCAAGTTATCATAAGCATCAATACGTGCACCTAAAGCGTCACGAGCTTGAGTATTAATAGTATTATATTTCTTTAATTCTTCTAATTCACTATTAACCAATCTAGTTCTAGTTTCAATACCATCAGAAATAGTAGAAACTTTTTGTTTCAATTCATTAATAGTTGCAGTATTGTTACCAGCTTGCTCTAAGGTGGATACTTTTTGTTGTAGAATACTAATCTGAGGTCCATAATCTGTCTTAGCTTCAATTTTATCAACCTTACCTTCAACAGTTTTAACTCTAGCAGTTAAGTCTTCTTTTGCTTCTAAAGCAACAAGACGTTTCTTAGCATCATCAATACCAGTTGTAACAGCTTTTACATTATTAATTGCAGATTCAATCTTACCATTAAGTCCATCAGCTGTTGTTTGAGCACGAGTAGCAGTTTCTTTTGCAGTATCAACATCTCTTCGTAAAATAGGAAGATCTGCATATTGGTCTGCAGTGATTTTAATCTTAGCTACATCTTCTTGAAGTTTCTTAAATTTCTCTGCATCTGGAGGTGCAGTTTCTTCTAAGTGACGTACACGATCAACTATATCTGTATCTGTACGAGCTACCCATTTAACTACATTACCATCTTTAACTGGGTAGGTATTATTATTTGCACTTTTGAATCCATTAATTTCAATATTACCATCGAAATTAGAAATGGAATCATTATCGAATTTGATTTGAGGAACCCGATAACGCTTATTAGGTTCATCTAAAGTTTTAAGGTTAAATTCAGATAATTGTTTAATATATTCGCCTAGGTTTACAACACCTACGCCTTTGATATTGAATGTATAGTTAGATAAGTCTACATTCTTTTCTACTTCTTTTAGAATTAGTTCTGTTATATCGAAAATAACAGATTTATCTTCAGCCGAAACTACATATAGCTTGCCCTTTTTATAGTCAAATAAGATTTCTTTCTTCTCTGCCATAAAACGAGAGTTATAATCTAATGCTATAAGAGGGACACGAAGACCATTATAGTTGGAAGTTGCCATTATCGTTTACCTCCTTGAAAAGTTAGATAATTACATTAATGTTCAAAAATAGAGCTAGGACACAAAAGGCCCTAGCTCTATAGTTTTGAACTTAATTAACCATTTTTATTTATAATAGTATCACCATCATGAATAATAACTTTATCGATATCAATAATTTCATTTTCATCATCAAAGTCAATTTCAGGTAATGGTTTATTGAACACTGGTTTATCTTTTTCTAATATAGCTTCTTCTTCAGAAATTACATGAGATAAACTTGGGTCTCCAACTAATTCACTATTCTTAGGCTCTACATTTAGTTTTTCATAATTAATATGAGGGTTAGCTAAATGATCAGCATTAAGAGTATTAGCAATATACATATTCTTATTGAAAGTATTTACATCTTCTACTGCAGTAGTGAATGAAATACCAGCAGCACCATGTAACTTCTTGTTTTCATATCTAGTCATATCTAATTGAGTAGATGTAGTTTGAGGAGTTACATAGATTGTATAGCTTTCTAATGGTTTTACTTTGATATAAGTAGTAACCTCTTCAGGAATAGTGCTAATGCTTCTTGAAGCAGATACACCATTAGCCAATAGATAGTTAAATCTTTGTCTATATGTAGTATTATTACCAGAGCTATCAATTACATATGTATCTGTAGGTTCTACGAAACCAACTTCAGTTGTACCTATAGCAAATTCTGTATGATCTGTAGCAAATAATAATTCACTACCACCGATAACAGTATTTAGCAATGTAGAATCATATTCATTTGCAATTCTGTCGTAGAATTTATTTACATCTAGATCTTCTATATTACCTGGCTCTGGAATTGGAGCAGTAGAGAAGTCAATGTAATTATATCCACAGAATTGGAAGCTTGCAGAATGTCTATCAATATGATTTGGATCAGTATCGGTAGGAGTACTCTTATAGCCACTACACATTGTAAGAATAATTTCAGCTACATTATCTGGGCAAGTCCAATAGAATTCACCTGGGTCAGTAAATGGCTGATTATATTCAAGCATTGTATCATCACTATAGATTTCAGCAAAGTCTTCAATATATTCATCAGCTACTCTTGTAGTATCACCTTTATATAAAACTACTGCAGAATGTCTATCGGAATCGAAATTAATTCTATAAGGTAGATTATATTGAGGTAAATCAGTCTTACATAAATTATATGCAATATTTACAAATCCATTTTCAGGAACTTTGATTCTATATTTTAAACCTGGATAAACTTTTACATTAGTAATTACTTCTTTATGATAATAATTAGGTCTGAATCTACCACGAGTAACTTCATTATCATTTAATCGTTTAGGAATAAATGATGGAGTGAAATTATTCTTATCTAAATCAAGATTTGTAGAATAAGGTTTATCTAATGGAATACTAGCTTTAGTCAAGTTATTATATCCAATTACTTTTTCTACATAATCTGCGACTTGAGTTGGTAATACGTAACTAATACCACCATATTCAATATCAGAATCTGTAAAATATCCAAGAGTTTGCATTGCTTTAGTAATTGGTTTAATACGTCCAGCAGATGCAATTGTTTTTACATTGAGTAAAGATACACCTTTAGGAACTACAAATGTATACTTAGCAGGAGAGATATATCTATGAGTAGTTGTAGCCAATTCATAAATAGATCTATTCTTCAATGTAGTTGTATCATAAGTATAAACAAATGGTAAACCTTTATTTATACCATTGCCTAAGTAATGAGTTCTGATGATATCATTGATGATAGCTTCTTGAGAAGTATCTGGAACTATATGACCTTCAAGATCTGTAATATTATTATAGATATTGAATAGTTTATTGATATCTTCATTAGAAACTTGGTTCATAATAATATCATAATCAGAGTTAATATTTCTATAAGCATCTAATTCAGGAATAGACGGAGTATAATCAATCAATACTGTATTGAAACGAGTTTGAACGTCACTCTTAAGTCTAATAATATTATTAGCAATATCCTTAATATTATCTCTATCGATTTTCTTACCATTGATGTATAAGAAATAGAGATTGCTATTCATAGGATGATCTAAATCAACTCTATTTAAATAGATATAACCACGTTCATTAATCAATGGATGTTGTACATCTTCTCGATCTAATGATTTATTGGATTGGTTAGCAATATAGAAATATAGGAATGATAATTGTTGACCTTTAAGAAGAGATTCATCATAATTCAATAAGTATAACTTATTATTGTCAACGTCAATATTATATCTTGTAGGATCTAGGTAAGTTTGATTTGCAAATACCATTACAGAGTTACCTTGTTTGAAGTAGTTTCTATATGGTAAAGGAATATCAAATTCCATTTGATTATCTACAATAGCATCAACGTCAATAATTTCTTTTTGAATTACTACATAGTCAGAATCAATCAATGTAAATGTAACTTGACGATCAGTCGTAGTTATAATATTATCATCAATGATAGTCAATGTGTTATTCGTTTTAGAAATTGTATATTGAGATTCTCTAATAAAAGTAGAACCAACAGTAACAAGAATCTTCTTATCTAATAGCATAGAATCTGTCCAAGGAATATTGAATACTCTTTGTCCATTTTCAGAGCATACTACAGATTGTGTTTTGAAAGTAGCATATTTAGAAGTATCGGCAATCTTACCAATAGTTGCGGTTTCAGAATCAATTTCTTCAAGATATGCAAATATAAATGTAAGAATACGTCCTTCTGGAACTCTATCTTCATTACTTAAGAATCTAAAGTCATTACCATCAATTTCAAATCTACGATTATCAATATAAGTATCCCCGATTACACAGAAGAACTTACTTTCTTTTCTATTATAATCATGGAATAATTTAGGCAACTTAAATACCATCTGACCATCTTGATCTGCACGAACTTCTTCGATAGCAGTTTTTACAGATAAGTTTTTGCCAGTGATAAAGTTGAATACTAATTCTTGCCCTCTATCTAAACCTTCAGTGGTAAGCAATTCAACAGTCTTTTCTTTTTTATCAATGTAGTATTCATTGCTATTCAAGAATACGCCATTCTTAATCAAGAAGAAACTATTATCATCTTCGAAGTATTTAGTATATGGTAGAGGAATACTGAACTTAGTTTGATTGGATATTGTAGCTCTAACTGTAACAGCAGTTGTACTTACTTTATTCTTATCATTAGGATAAATGAATACGAATACTACAGCAGTACCTTTAGCAAGACTAGTATTAACATTTAAGAATCTGATGGTTCTGGTCTTTTCATTAATGATATATCGATTAGGATTTACATATAACCCACGATATGAAACGAAGAAGAAACCATTGAATCCTTCAGGATATGGTATTTCAAATTCTAATTGATTATCTCTTTCAGTAGTAACGAATCTAGGATCTACATTGAGTACATCTTCTTCTTCGATACCACCATAAGGATTAAGATCAATATTTTTATTGTAAATGAATACAAATGTTAATTCACGACCATAATCTACATAATCATCAGGATCAGTAAATACGATCTTACGGCCAATTACATTATATCTAGATTGGTCTACCATAACGGAGCCTCTCATTAAGAAGAAGCTTTCTCCATTAAGTAATTGAGATCTAGATGGGTATGGGATACTAAACATTGGTTGTTTATCTATAGTTGCTCTAACTGTAACTACATCGACTTGGTTAGAACGACCAATATCAACATAGTTAAAGTCATAAGGTAAATAGAAAACATCGATTGTATCCCCAGGTTGAGCCACTCTACGGACATGGATACATACTTCAGTGGAGGTATTTTCGACTTGAGGTACAATTACCCTATACATGTCTTTTGTAAGCATTCTATTATTATGGAATACCACAAATCGTTCAGTATTGAGGCAAGGAATAAAGTCACGACTAAAGAAATAACGAACAGTTGGTTTATTTAATTGGAAATGAGCATATTTGAATTGGTTTTTAGCCGCCATATAGATTGTCTTACCATAATATGCTGGATTTGTAAATGTAATTCGTTTATGATCTTTATCAACTTTATATTTAACGTCAAAGATAGTACGTTTATTGAAGTTTAACTCTTTATAAATATGATCTTCAGTATAGTTAGCAAATACCATCAAGTCATCATATTTAATTAGAGTATTTTCAATACTATTATTATCTTCAGTGCAGTTTACTTCGATAAAGTTATTGTTAACTCCAGTGAAATAAACAATTTCAAATGTATTATAATCTGCAATCTTAGAGATTTCAGTATCAGTCAATGGAACTTCAAAATCAGCTCCAACATAACGAATTCTATGATAGTGATCCCATAGTTCACCATCTTTATGAATCATTACATACACATCAGGACTCTTATGGAATCCACGAGGCATTCTTAATACATTATTAGAAATATTTTGCTTAAATTCAGCACCAGTGAACTGACGACTATGAATTTTAAGTCGTTTCTTGTATAAATCATTGAATAACTTAGAGTTATAACGACTTATATATCTAATACCAGAGTTTACATTATCTTCATACTCAGTATCACCTTTATATTTGAAATCGAAGTCTCGACCTAGAGCAGTTGTATCTAGTTGAGGCATTTCGTTTTCTTTCTCAGCAACCAAGTGTTTAAGAAGAGTTGTATTTTCAGGAATAGTGATATTGCTTAAATTATGGTTAGTAATATCTCTATAGAAGTATTCGATATCCAAATCATAATCGATTGGATCTCCATTATTCATAGAAATTAAGTTAAGATTCTTAACTTCTGGATCTAGATCTTTATCAAATAAAGAATTCTTCCAGCATAAGAAGTTATTATTAGTTAACTTGAATTTAGAATTTACTCCTAGATCGTAATTAACTAATTTACCACCATTAAGAGTTTTGATGTTACCATAAGTAACACCCATCTTTTCGGTATCTAAACTATAAACAGTTGCACCAAATCCAGATAGTGTACCATCATCAGCAAATCTGAATAATTCTTGATAGCCTCCAGGGATACGTCTGGATTCGGAATAACTCATATATGTATAAGGGAGATTTACTATAGCTACTTTTTCAATATGAAGACCATTAACATCTTCAGTCTTCATTTCATCAGCTACGATATATGTATATTTGGAGTTACGAACAACTCGGAATGAAGACCATTTAATATGATGACCATTTACGAAAAGCATAAACGGATATACTAAACCTTCATTAACCGCATCAGTCATTCGTTTATCAAAGTTAATATTCTTTCTATTAACTTTTAGAACTCTATATCGAACACCTGTTACCCGTAAGATGAAACCTTTTGTTTCATAGGTTACATATTTACGAATACCATCAGCAACGTAGTAGTTTGTCTTCTTCCAAGTCAAATCTACTACTTCTGGTACTATACCTTTTTGAATACTAGAAATATTAGTTGTAGAATAATTCTTAAGTTGATCAACGTAGTTATAAACTTCGTTATCGTAACGCTTCATAATAATTGCCTCCCGTTTCTAGAATACTTTTTACATATTCTGGAAGACCACGGTTAGTAACTTTTTCAATAGTAGATTGATTATTCAAATAGCATCCAATATAAGCATTAGTCATCATAGAAGAGAATGCAGGGAAATATTCCAATGCGAATAATGTGGATGGAGTATATAATTTAACCCAAGCAGCGATAACTGCTTCGGTAGTTAATTTTTGTAATTTCAATGCTTCACGAAGCATCTTAACAAAGTTATCAATATTTCTGAAAGAGTCTTTATCAATATAAGTTTCAATCAATTCAACTTCACGTTCAGAGATACGAGCAATTTGTTTAGAGAAGTCTGTATTGTTTGCATACTCATAAGTATCTTTAGCTCCACCCATGATATTACGAATAAAATATTGGGAAGCTAAGAATACACAACGATTATGAATATTACTTACAGAGTTTGTTTTGAATAAGTAATTAATTACATTATTGAATAAACTTGCAAATGCATAAGAACCAGCTTTAATAGTAGAAGATTTAGAAATGATTCCACGGTAGCCAGAGAAGTACATCAAGTTTACAGATGCATCTAATAGATATGCAACTAATTGTTTGATATTATTGCATACATATTTACCATCTTTTTTATCAAGAATTTGGGAGCAATCTACATATACAACGTATTTGCCATTGCCACCTTTAACATCTTTTGCAGTAACTACACGAGTGCTACGGTTTAGAGGATGTTTGCTAATATATAATCTAATAGATTTAGATTCCATTGCAGCAACTAAGAAACCGCCAACTTGGCTTTTCTTAACATCATATGCTACATCAGAGAATTCATCGGATTTTACGTCAATTAACGTACCACCATGAATAAAGTTTAGAATGGATTTTTCATATTCATCTTTATATTGTTTAAAGATGAAAGTTTCGTTTATCAGTTTACAATTCAACTGTTGTGCCATTTAGTAAACCTCCTTAGAGTTATAAGAAATATTACTACAATGTTTAAAATATGAGTGTATACACCCCTAGGGGCTTGAAGCACCTAGGGGTTATATAACACTGGAGATTAATTATTAAAATGAAATTAAACAAAAGAAAAGAGTAAACTAACAAATAGAGCTCACAAAAATCTTAAGGTTAAGGTGAATATAGTTGGCGAAACTATATTTATTATAAAGTTCCCATGAAATTTTTATAAACAGTAGTTTTTACATTAAAATACTTTATAATAATTGAGCGAGGTATTAATAAATGTCTTACTTTAATATAAATGACGATATAATCGAAACTGGAACTTATGAGCATGGTACAAATAAAGTTCCTAGTGTGACACAAGTATTACATCATATCCATGAAGATTATATAGCTAATTGGGCCAACTCTCTTGGATTCAAAGGCATAGGATATAAAAAAGAATTAAACAGATATGCAACTGAAGGTACTAAAGTTCATAATGAAATCGAGAACTTCCTAAGAAATGGATCTCCAATGGTTTCTGGTGATAATATTAGTATGGGATTTGCATCATTTCTTAAATGGTTTTTAGATTCTGGTGTAAATAGTGGTAAAATGATAATTCCACTAATGTTAGAACAATCTTTCATCGGTAAATATTTTTGTGGTACTATCGATGCAGTATTACAAATAGGAGATAAAATCCATATAGTAGACTATAAGACATCTTCTACTATCGGATATAAGTATTTTATACAACTTGCCGCATATAAATATATGCTAGATAAAGCTGGATTGCCATGTGATTATTTAACGGTATTACAATTAGATAAATACAAAGCAAATGCAAGCCAATATTCTATCTCAATTAAAGATAATGCTGAATTGTTAGATGAATTATTTAATGCATTTGTATATACTTTAGAATCTATGGTATCTATAAATACGGTTAAAGAAATTAAAGTATCAGATTTTAAATTTAGGAGTATCAAATGAACGAGATTAATGTATCTTCTCTTGATATTATAGCAAGAATTCTTACTATATTCATATTTTCATATATTTTAGTAATAGTCATTCAAAATATAAGAAAATCAAAAAATAAAAAATATTCTGCTGATGAAAATTTAAATATAATCAGTCACTTCTTAGTCGTAGGAACTAGTGTGCTATCTTTGTATGCATTACTCGTAATACTCTATGAAATTATAGTTAATCGTATAGGGTGATAGATATGTCAGATGGTAATATAGACGAGGTTAGCCTCCATCTATTATTTATACAAGCTTTGGCAAAGAAGACTTCGTATGATAAGTCTAATTTAATATATAGAACTTATTGCCTATATTTATATAAGAAGTCTATATCGGATATAATCAAATATATAAAGAATGAAAATATTTATGATGTATTATATGGACTTCTCTCAATTCAATGGTCTCTTAGAGATGCATATTATATATCAAAAAATTCTAGAATAGATAGAACTAAGGATAATAACTTTAGTGCTATTATTATAGAGAAAGATGATAAAAAGATACATGCTATAGTTGGGCCAATCCAATATACTGCATCTAATAAACATATTGAAGCTAATATAACTTATATAGATGATGAAAATAGAATGGCTTATACAATCAATAAGTACTCCAAAGAAGATGATAATCCTCTAAAGAAATATATAGAGGATGAGATCAGGAGTATTATAATTGAATTTATGAAGTCATTGATTAAAAATTCTTAATACTGATATATTATAAATATGAAAGAAAGGTCTAGTGATTTAAATCACTAGAC